GATTTGAGGAATATAAGGACGTTCATAAAGTAGTCTTCGATATCGAGACAACTGGTTTAAAATATCAGTTGAAACGAATGTTCGCTATCGGTGTTCGTGATAATCGTGGCTTTGAGATCATTCTTGAAGCTAAGAAAAAGGATGATGACCAAGAAGAGCGAAACCTTATTCAGGATTTTTTCAACCTTTTAATGTATCTACAGCCAGCTGTTATATGTGGCTATAATTCTGAAAACTTTGACTTTGACTTTATATTAGGAAGAGCCGAGATATTAAACATGGATTTATCTGGAATCCCAATGGCTGTTGATAAACGTAGTACGCCTATCAAAAGAAGACCTAATGTCTCAGTAAAATACGGTAACGTATCTGATAAATATGTTGCTACTGAAATGTGGGGTTATTCGATTATCGATATTATGCATGCGGCAAAAAGGACAGCGGCTGTTAATACTGAAATTAAGAACACAAAGCTGAAATATATATCAAAACATGAGGGCATTGCTAAAGCGAATAGAATGTATGTTGAGGGTGATGTTATATCTGATTTTTATTACGATAATAAACTTTTTTTCATTGATGATAATAATGCTTATATTGAAATTCCAGCTGAATTACAGGAAGTTGGAGGCGAATTATATAGTTTACAGCTTAATAGGGGTAATTATACCGATGATCAATATAATGACGCTAAAAAGAAGCTGTTTGCTGATAATAAAGAATTCGTAGTATGGCTTAAAGCTGAGGCTATTCCTCGTAAGATGTTTAAGCTTATTGATGGTCAGAGTATTATCAAGCAGTATCTTCTTGATGACTTATGGGAAACCGAACAAGTCGATGAATTGTATAATCAATCATCGTTCATGCTTGCTAAAATTGTGCCAACCACATATCAGCGTGTTTGTACTATGGGAACTGCATCAATCTGGAACTTACTGTTGACAGCATGGAGTTATGATAATGGTGTTGCTATACCATATTCTGAAAAGAAGGAAGGGTTTTCAGGCGGACTTTCAAGGTGTTTTAGAACTGGTTTTACCAGAAGATGGGTGAAAATTGACTACGCTTCACTGTATCCTATGATTCAGTTAACCGATGATATCTTTCCGATCTTTGACATTACTGGCGTTATTAAAAAGATGCTATTTTATTTAACTACAACCAGAAATATCTATAAAAAACTGGCGAATAGTGATGAAATTAACGAAGAAGAGGTATATATCTTAAGTCAGATCGACCATGATACTTATCATAAGTATACTAATCAGACTCTTACGACTGAGGATAGAAAAATGTTTAAGATTAAGCAATTACCTATCAAGATTTTAAATAACTCATTATTCGGTGCTTTAGGTTCAGGTGTATCATTTAACTGGTCAGATAATATCTGTGCTGCACGTATCACATGTACTGGTAGGCTTCATCTTAGACATGCTATTGCGTGGTTTAGTGATTATAAGTGCGTTCCTTTGTTAGCTATTACTGACGGTGTGAACTTTCAAATACCTGATACCACTAATATAATTATCGGCGATAATGTTGATGTTTTGGATTATATGGTTGAAGTTCCTATTCCTATTGAGGAAGCATGGAAATTCAAGGGTAAAACTGGTATCACTGCCTTGATCGATAAATATAATGATCAGGAACAAATTGCTGCAAAAATTCGTGAAAAACAAAGTTATATCAGTGTTGATAATGATGGTGAATTTATATCATGCTTGAATTTATCGAGAAATAACTATGCCATCATGTCCGAATCAAAGGATAAGAAATCTGGTAAGATGAAGGAGAAAATCAAGATGGTCGGCGTTACTATTAAATCAAAGGTAATGTCCGAGTATATTGAGGAATTCATAGATAAAGGACTTGATATGGTTCTTCACGGTAGGGGTGTTGATTTTGTAAACTACTATTATGATTATGTTGATCAATTATATTATCAACAAATCCCAATGAAAAAGATTGCGAGTAAGAATAAGGTTAAGGTTAAATTAGACCAGTACATTAATAGAGGTAATACTAAAAATGGTTCTAAAAAGCCTAAACAAGCTCATATGGAACTCTTAATTGAGGAACGTAACCATATTGCCTCTGAACTTTTTAATGAGCATTTTGACGAGTTAAATCTCGATAATTCTGCTAAAGGCTGGTCAATCGAACAGAAAATGAAGTTAATATCTAATTATATGCCACCAGAGCCTGAGATTGATAGCGTTGTCTATCAGATTAATACAGGCAAAAAGGTTGCTGATAGTAGTTCGGGTAGGGATGAAAAGACTGGTGAGTTATACTCAAAGCTTATACATGCATCTGATTTAGCGATGAATCCTAATATGACAGGTGACTATAACGTTCAGAAATACTTAGCCGCTTTTAATAAAAGGGTTGCTATCCTGTTAGCTGGATTTAATCCCGAAATATCTGGACAGATTCTTGCGAAGATCGTTAAGAAAAAAACCAAAGACACATTTGGTAAAAGTGTTGTTATTGAGGAATTGAAAAAGAATGTATTCATGGATCATGAGTTAACTCTCGATAGTTATCCTTTGGATAGTATCGAAGAATCGTTACAGCTTGAAGATCGTGAGGCAATATTCTGGAATAAAACTGGCTATGACCCACGATTGATTTGGGATGGCTTTCATGTTACTCCTGAAAATATGGTATACTTTGATGTTTATGAGAGTGCATTGAAATTTGTTAATCAGAAAATGATTGATGCTGGGAAGCCTTTGATTAAATCTATTAACGAAAAACATGTTAAAGGCGATTACATACTAATAAAGAATAACTTACAGTATTGGGTAGGATTTCATAACGGTTCTTATATAAAAATGGTTAAAGAGGTTAAGGACGTTCCTAAATCAGAAACCGAATTGATGATCGAAGAGAAGCGTAAATCAGTCGAAGATAAGTTAAAGAATTTAAAGGCTTCAATAAGTGAGAAAACTGATAAGGAATTATTTATAGAGAATAAGAACAATAAAAGAGTTCGATATTATGCTAAATTTAAGAAGCAGTTCAGTTTAGAGTTTAAGAAACTTGAGGAGTTTGTTGTAGCTTATGGTGACGAAGGTTTATCAATGCTTGACACCTTTATTGAGGGCATAGAGGCTGATGCTCGACCTGATGATACTGATGTGATTGATGTGGATTCATTTTAAATGAATTATTATTAAGAATTAAGTATTTATATTAAATTACTTAATAATCATGAAAGTTAGTCTTATAAATGAGGTTATAGATAGCGATGGGAGTCTGATAGGCAACGATAACACGCCAAAAACAGGTTCTAATATGAGCACTGTATCGAAAAAAATTACAGATTATAATATGGCTGTGGGACATCAGCCGTTTGGTGATAGCATGATGGGATATTTTGGTTCTGTCATGCTACCATTCTTTGAGGGCGAGGGTTCTGACGAGAAGAATAAAGACTTGACAGATACTTTAGATATTCTTCGTAAATTCTATGAAGAAATCATGAAATACTACTATAAAAATCCAAATAATCTGAAAAATGACTATAGAATTTATACTGAAAAGGAAACGATCTCCAAGGATGTTGTAAAATATTTTGAGGTGTATGCTAAAGAGATTGTAAAAAAATTCGAAAGTAAGCCAAAGAGTGTTGACGAATCAGTTGTTGACGAGGATATTATTATCGAAAAAAAACCTGAAAATTTTCTATCAGCAAAGACTAATGATCATGATATGTCAGACAAAAGCGTTTCAAAATTAGCTGGACTGATTAATAGATTAGATAACAAATCAAAAGATAAACTAAAAAACTTAATAGAGGCTAAATGAATAGTGAACTATACGGCAAAAATTTCGTAGTACCTAAAGATGTTTTAAATATCATCAGTGCTGCGATTACAAGATATCCTGACAGCGATGGGATTCGTAGGGCTAAGTATATTCTAAAAAATAGGACATTAACATACCAAGCATTAAAAAGGCTCAAACATGATATGGCTGGAATGGGTGCTAATGATGTTCAATATTTATTAGCTGGTGGCGTTGACATGCAAAAATATGTTGATAATAGTCTAAATTCAGCAAGAAAGATTAATATAGGTGCTTTAAATGAATCTGAAAACTTAAACAAACAGGAGAATGCACTCGGTGTTATCGCCAATAAGGATAATAAATTTCTGCTTTTAAAAAGAGGCGAGAACTGTTGGGCTGCTGGTAAATATGGTTTGGCTGGCGGTAAAATAGAGGATGATGAATCACCAGAGGATGCATGTAAACGTGAGGTTTATGAGGAAACTGGAATTAAACTTGACAATATTATAAAAAGATTAACAATTGAAAGAACATATGACGATGTGTTAAATGTCGAGCATATATTCGCTGATCGTTTTAATGGCGATGATTCGGATGTTAAATTAAATGGCGAACATACAGCATATGGATGGTATACAATGCAAGAGATACAAAAAATGGAGACTGTTCCAAATTTAATTGAGTATATATCAATATGTTTTACAAATTATAAATAAACAAATAAAATATTAATTATGAGCAGATTAGAAGAAATTAGCAAAGAATTTAGAGAAGCAAATTTAAAATTTAGCACATTCTCAAAGTCTAAAGAATATGATCAAACTAATTCACGTGCATTATCTGACGGCGACGATCACGGTAAAGGTGAACTTAATAAATCAATCGGAAGTAAAACCGATATCGATAAAAGAAAGGGTGCATTAGCTAAAAATAAATATAGTTCTGGCACTGGTGAATATAATTCATCAAATGCGTAATGTATATGGTATTAAATGAATTAAATATACTTTTTGAAAACATTCAGACTTTTAGAGGCATGCTGAATGAGGGTGTGAGTGCAAATATTTTTCTCGAAGCTATTGAGAATAATAAGTACTTATACATTTACTATGCGTCGCCTGATACAGCGATGAAAGGGTATCGTATTATCAAACCTTTCGTTTTAGGTACATTGTCCGATGGTAGTCTCGCTGTAAGGGCGTGGCAAGAAAGCGGTTCAAGTGACTCTTTTGGAGACCCTAATCGTAGAATTGATCATGAATACCAGAATCATACAAACAGGGAGACTAATAAGACAAGCAGTAAGCCTGCATGGAGATTGTTTAAGCTGGAATATATAACATCCGCTTTACCCACTGGTAAACATTTTAGTGTTGCTCCAGAGGATATTCCTAATAAATATAATGCTGACGATAAGCAAATGACAGGCGGAATAATGGCATCTGTAAATGTAGGTAATGGCAATGATATTGAGGATACTGAAACAGATAATGGCAGCGAAATTACTAAGATCGAGCCTATTAAACCTGTTCAAGGTGCTGAAGAGCCATTGGATATGATTCGAAAGGAAGCCACCCCAAATGATATTAAAGACTTTTTTAATGTGGTTACCAAAGTAAAACATAAGCCAGCGAGGAATTTTATAGTAGTATCTGATAAAAAAGGTGTATCTTTGCGAAATGCGAATGATACAAGAGTTCCTAAAGAATCCATTATAGGTAATCTTAACGACCTCTATCTGAAATTAAATGTGCCGAAAGTAATAAATAATAAAACCTTTCGTAACGATATACATAACAAAGCTGTCAAATATTTCGATAGTCTCAAATCTAAATAAATTGATGATAGCTTAAATTAAATTAAATATTTTATGACAAAAAGCAACATTGATTTAAACGGTTTGCGAAAAGAAATTGACGAAAGACAAGTAGCCAGAAATACTGAAATGGGTATGACTGAAAAGGGTACAGCTAAGGATTTTTTCCTTAATGGTCTTTTGAAATCACGTGAAACTGGTCGTCCGTCTCACGCCACAAAGGTAATTGAATTACTGGCTGAGAAAAAAGACCCTGACACATTGAAAAATGAATATAAAAAAATATTAACAGAGACTCCTGATAATATCCAGTCTCCTGTCAGGAGACCAAATAACAATACAACTGCTGATAGGGATGAACAGTTATTTGAATCCTTTGGCAAGAAAAATAGGACTTTAGCTGAAAGTATTAGCGAGTTTGCATCGCCAGAGATTAAGTCGAAAATTCAGAATAACCCGACTAATTCTGGTAATATTGAACAACTTGTAAATGAATACCTTACAGTTAATTTAGGTGCAATAATGGAAAATACTGTAAACTCGACTTTACTTGAAATGTATAGTGCTGAGAGAATTAAACAAGGCTTGGTCGATAGTCGTGAGGTTCTTCGTAGAATGGTAATCGATATTATTCAGGAAATTCAAACAAATCAGAAGGCAAAGGCAAAAGCTGCGGCAGAATTAAAATAACAAATACAATCTAATTACATGAAAAGAATTATATCTTGGATGAAAAATAGCTCAACAGTTGAGGTTAAAGATAAATGCAAGTTAGGGAAACTTAACGGTAAATCTGCCGCATGTAATCAGGGTGATATGAACAATCTGAAAATTAGTTCAATTGTTAATGAGGAAATTGATGCAAGTGAGGCTTACGGTGCTGATGGAACTGTAAATACATTAATAAACGGTAAACGAGACGTGGGATTATTACTTATGAATAATCTTGATGCTGATGTTAGGAATAATTTATCAATGCATAACATTAATGCGATTCCTATCATTAGAAAGGACGGTACAAAATCATTTATTATTTATACTAATAAGGCAAATGCGTTAAAGCTTCGTGATCACATGAATGCTCATAATGGCTATGCTGCTGATACAACACCAGAAGAGGCTGTGGAAGTGGGTAAATTACTTGGCTATACCGATAAATCTATTAACAATTATATTAAGTCTCGTTTTAAAAAGAATCCGATTGACGAATCTGTAGACCCAAGCGATAGCGAATTCAGTGAAATGGTTTTAAAATTGTTAGAGCCTTTGGAGATTGCCGTGAAAAACAGGGATTTACCTGCTTTTAAAATAGAAATGGCTAAAGATATTAAAGCTATTCGTGAATTTGGCTATAGAAATGGTAATATGGTATTATCCGATTATGTTGACGAAATACAGCAGAAGGTTAATCATTTAGGAATGATGTCTCAGCAAGGCTGGATTCATAAATATTTTAAAAGGGATGATAATGGCGGAATCGCCAGAGACGTTAACGGTAATTTCACAGACCTTGATGGTGAAAGCATTGATTTTTATTTTGATGAGCTAAAAAAAGAATTGGAAGCGCATATAACCAGTGGTAATAGTTTGAATGAAGCCGAAATATATAGTTTAGATCAAATACCTTTCACTGCTGAGATTAATAAGCTCGGCGGAAAGATATACTCTGTTGGCGGTGCTGTGCGTGATAAATATTTAGGTAAAGAGTCTAAAGACCTTGATATTATGATCACAGGCGTTCCTATGGACACTCTTGAACAGATACTTGGTAAATATGGACAAGTAAACCTTGTGGGCAAATCATTTGGAGTTCTGAAATTCAAACCAACTGGTAGTACAGAGGATATTGATGTTGCTATACCACGAACCGACACAGCAACAGGTGCTGGTGGTCATAAGGGCATTGAGACAAAATCAGATCATGCATTACCAATTGAGGATGATTTACGTAGACGTGACCTAACAATCAATGCGATAGCTAACGATATTGAGGGTAATGTTATTGACCCTTTTGGCGGTGTTGATGATATTCGTAATAAAATTATTCGAATGGTCGATCCTTCGGCTTTTACCGAAGACCCTTTGCGTATGCTTCGTGCTGTTCAGATGGCTTCAAGATTTGGTTTTACAATCGAACCTGAAACCATGAAAGCTATTCAGGGTAGCGTTTCGAAGATAAGAGAAATACCATCAGAGAGAATATTAACTGAATTCGATAAAATAGTCCAAAAGGGCGATCATTTAATCGGTGCAAATCTTTTGGTTGAGACAGGTATATACAAACAATTATTCGGAGTTAACCCAATGGTTGATTTCAATTCTAAGGCTGAGTTATTTAGGAATGCTAAAACAATGGGCGAATTTATTTACCTGTTAATTGGCGACACTATAGATGCTCCCGATGAATTCTATAAAACTAAATTGCGTGGTGAGATAAACACCTATAAGGAAATAAAAGCATTGAAGTTTGCATTCGATTCAGAGGGCAATACTGTAAACATATATAAAGCCAGATCAATTGCTTATAATATGTACGCAACATATCCAGAGTCTTTAAAGTCAAACATAATACCTAAGTCTATAAAAATGGCTTGCGACGAATTATTGTCAGGTAAGTATCCAAAGTCAAATGCAGATTTACCTGTAAACGGTAATGATCTTATGAATCTTGGTTTTAGGGGTGAACAAATAAAGAATAAATTTAAGGAAATTTTATTGAAGATATACACTGATAAGCTGAAAAATAATCGTGAGGATATTTTAAAATACATTAGTTCTGATAATAAACCCACACCAGATGGTACTGATGAACCTTTAAATGAAACTATAAAAGGTGGCGAATATGTTATGTATCATGGTAGTAAGCATAAATTTGATAAGTTTACTGATGAATTTGTCGGTAAGGAAAATGCAACCGATCAAGAAGGCCCTGGAATTTACTTCACCGAATCCGAAGAAGAGGCTCATATGTATGGTGAATATATTTATTCTGTTGTATTAAGACCTCGTAAGATGACGAACGCAGCAAATAAGAAGGTTGTATCGGTCTCTATGATGTCATCTTTAATTAAAATGTCTCCTCAATGGAAGGAAGATGCTCAGAATTATGATATAAACCCAAACAGAGGACTTGCTAAAGCGATTTCAATGATGTCAGAGTACGCTGATAACGAGAAGGATTTATACCAACAAATATGGGTTGATTTTTTTAGACATCAGCCCAGATTATTTATTCAAGGCATGTCAAAGCTGGGTTTTGATGGACAACTAATTAATAAGGAATATGGTGGCGTTAGACATATTATAGCGTATAATCCAGCTATAATTACTATTACAAATATGGTTAGTAAAGTTCCTGACGCTACAAGCGAAAACTTTAACTTACAGGAATCTCTTGAACAAGAGGGCGTCGGAGATAAATACGCTGAAAAGAAATTTGGTATCCCAGACCCTGATGACGAGTTTGAAAAGGATTATAAGCTTCATAACCTACTAATGTCTGAAAAACCTGTAGCATATGTTAAAAATTATGATAATGTAAATAATATACGTGAAAATGTGGGGATATATAAAAATCCGCAATCTTTAAGTAATTTTGATCAATCTACACGTGCCATTGCTGATGTTTATGGTAATATTTATGTTGCTCAGAAGAATGGTAATTTCATTCATGGCGAAATGGCGGTAGCTTTAAAATTTGCTGTTACCGATGATAGTTTTTATGATAATCTTGATCGATTTTTACTTCTTAATCGTGTTGGTAATACTAATACATTCGGACTTAGCGATACAACCAGTAGTTATGTAAATGCTGACGAAAGTGATCGTAGAATAGTTATGTTGAAGATATTTAAAAAACTGATTCAAAAAAACTCACAGTTTAGGTATTATGATAGATATTTTTTAGATATTAAGAGCGATAATAAACCAATTAACGATACCAAGATTACCCAAGAAGGCGTTGGCGATAAATATGCTGCAAATAAATTCGGAATTCCTGATCAGGATGATGAATTTGAAAAAGAGTATAAAACACATTTGCAGACACAGGAAGAAAAGCCTATGGCATATGTTTTAGACACTAAAAGTGATCGTATTGCGATATATAAGAATCCACGATCATTGGCTAATTTTGATGCTGACGTTCGAGCAATTGGTGACCCAAGCGGTAACATTTACGTTGCTCTACAGGATAAATATTTTACGCATTCAAGAATGGCTGAGAATATTGGATTGTTTACAAGCGGTAACGAGATTTACTCAACAGAGAACTTAAAAAAATACACGTTGATGCATAGGATCGGTCTAACCAATGGATTTGGCTTAGGTGATGCTCAATATGAGATAATGAATGATGAGTATGAGAATGATGGCTCGTTAATAGCTAATTTAAGAAATTTTAAAAAAAGAAATCCTCAATATAATTATTATCCAGATTTTTATAAATTTGTAAAACCCAACGATAAATTTGTTGAGGAGTCTGTTAATGAACTAAGTTCCGTAAACCCAATGAGTAAGAAAAAGCTTGTAAAATATTCAGCCGTTGTTCTTGATGATAAATCAATCAATAAATTACGCAACGCTTTCGCTGATTTGATTCCAGATGATTATAATCAATATAGAACAAATGCCTCTGGTGGCACTGAACTTATATGTGATCATATGACAATTAATTTCGGAGAGATTGACAGTTTTTATGAGAAATATTTAGGATATACACTTAGATTAAAGGTCGAGAGTTATGCCATTGATGAAAATGTTATGGCTGTTGGCGTCTCTGGATTCGGGTCTATTAATGATAATAGACATATAACTCTTGCTGTAAACGATAATAATGGGGCAACTGCGAAAATGTCAAATGATCTGAAAAAATGGATACCTTATCGTAAACCTCTATTTCTAATAGGACGTGTTACGGAAGTACCAGTTTAAATTTAAAAAGTAACTATTTATAATCATGAGTACAATAGACATGCAACATAGACCATCGTATTTACCTCAAGTAAATGCTCCATTTGATATCGTTATCGATAAACTTGGTGCTGAAGGGGTGAACGGTAGAATTATTGACATCAATCCTTCAATATTAAAAGCTTTACAGGGTATTACTTTTTCACATGAGGTTGATGATGCAAATATCGATGACGATGAAAATCCTATTTGGATTAATAATGAATTATTCGTTCTCGATGGTCATCATAGACTTGTTAAGTCGCTATATGCTGGTAAGAAAACTATTAAAGCCGTACTTGTAGACCTTGATCATAAAAATGCTTGTAGACTTTTAAATAAAATACAGGATATATATGATTACGATCAACAAAAGGAAGCTGAGAATAGCAATGTTCCGAATAGTTTTTTAGATTCTATTGAGGGTACTATTGAGGAGGCTGATATTGACGGCGATTCGATGAACGTTGTTAAACTTATAGGTTATCGTAAAGATAATTTTAAGGATAATTCAACTAACGGCAATTTTTTCACATTATCACCTAAAGAGGGTATGAAAAAATATGAAATTGAGTTCGACAATATTTTAGATACTGATAAATTGGGTGTCTCTTATAAAAGCAGTCAGAATCCTGTGGATGTATTAGCGAGGATATGGTTTCCTCATGTAAACTTTAATGCTATTTCACAAGAGAATAATATTAGTGAGTTTAATTTGAAATGTAAAGCAATCGCTGAAAAGGCTAAAAAATATGGATTTGATGGAATCAAATACGGTGAAATATTAATACAAGGATTTTAAAAAAAAAAGCTATGGGAATATATAAAATTACAAATACAACGAATAAAATTGATAAGAGACAGCAAGGATTTAATAGTCTTGTATTAATTGATTATGTGAATAACATGGAGAAACAGAGTAAACCATTAAATGCTGGCGAAACATTATTTATTGAAATAAGCGCATTACCCATATCAATTCATAAGCTAAGAGCTAAGAATATGATATCTGTATCCGAAGCCAGTAGGTCTGAAATGTTATCAAATGTTAGTACTGTTTATAAACAGTTAGTACCTGTGGAGCCTGTGGTTGTTGAAAAACCATCAATAACTAAAAAAATACGATAATTATTATATTTCTTTAGAAAACGCTTTGTTATGTCAAAATAATATTGTTACTTTGCAATAAAGATACAATATTATTTAATTATGGAAAAAAAGCTAAAAATACTGTTTTATAATACCGATGTCGCAGGCATTAATTATTATAGAACCCTGACCCCAGCAATGGAGGTTGATAGAAATCATAGTGATGAGTTTATAGTAGAAATTAATCCTAATATTAATTTTGAAGAACCAAACATTATAGATTATCTTACGTCGTTTGATATAATTCATTATCATAAAGAATTATATAACCCAAGAAAATACCCAAGTTTCCGTAAGGCTTTAAAAGAAGCTGGTACTGTACTTATATTAGACGTTGATGACTTCTGGCAATTACCCGAATCACATCCTTTGCATGACTTTTATATACATAACAGACTTCAACAGTATATCGAACTTGCTGTAAAGAATGCTGATTATGTCACAACGACAACTGAATTATTCGCTGTCGAATTGCGAAAATTAAGTGGAAAGGATAATGTATTTGTGATTCCTAATTCAGTTGACCCAACATCTATGGATCAATTTGTTAATAACAGGACACCCGACCCTGATGGTAAAATCAGAATAACTTATATGGGTGGCTCTTCACATCATGGCGATTTAACTCAATTAAATGGCGTGGTAAACATTTTAAATGCTGATTCCTTGACAAAGGATAAGTTTAAGATCATTTTGGCTGGCTGGGACATTAATGGCAATCAAACCGATATTAAATTCAATCAGGAATTCGGTAAAGAACTTCAAGAACGTAAATTATATAATAATAAGATTATTAAGCTTATTAATGCTAATAAGGGTGATATTTCTGATATTAATGAGTTACCACAAGAATTAAGGGATAAGTATCCTGAAAATGTTTTTGTGAAAACAGAAAGACCTATCACACCTCAAGAATCATCGTATTATCTTTATGAGGAAATATTGACAGATAATAATAGAATTATTAAGGATAAGGAATATCTATCATTTTTGAAAAAATATGATAGGAATCACACCTATCCTAATGAGGGTAATTATGCAAGAAGATGGACTCAAAAGGTTAATGTTTATGCAAATGTGTTAAATGAGACAGATATTGTTATAGCACCATTAGCCGATAACCTGTTTAACAGAATGAAATCGAATCTTAAACAGGTTGAGTGTTGGACAAGGGGTTTACCAATTGTATGTAGTGATATTCCAACATATAATGTTGATGGCAGACATATGGAGAATTGTATTTTGATTCCATCGCAAAAGAACTCAAATAAATTTTGGGCTAAGTATTTAAAGAGACTTATTCTCGATAAAGACCTTAGAGAGAAGTTAGGAACTCAACTGCATAACGACTTTAAAACTGCTTTCAATTTGATTGACGTTACAAATAAACGAGTCGAGATTTATAAAAAAATCGCAACAAAAAATGATTAATTGGATTAGAAATATATTTTACAGTATAGCAATTAGAATCGGCATGGCATTAAGCTATGCCGATGAGCTAATTTTTAAACCAATCGATCACGCTGTATCTGAGGGTTATAAAAAGATACAAAGACATCGTCATAGAAATAACACACTTGAATCGTTCTATAATGGTACTGAGGACGAGAAATACACTAAAGAGTACTACGAGATTCTAAAGAAAAGCGATGAATTTAGAAAGAAATCCACACCTTTTCAGGTTGCAGCGGCAACTGACCGTCATGGTATGAATTTCGGTAAAAAGGATAAATGGGGTCGTAGATATGAACATTTTGGTTTTTTCGATGAAAAAAACAAGAATTCAGGCAAAACCCTTGAAGAGGTTATAAACGGCGAGTATAATGATAGACGAACAGATGACGATGAATATCAGATTGAGTATATTTATAATAATACTCCGTTTGAAATCGGATTCTCAAAATCTGTGGATATTATGACAGAAGTTGAAGCTGATAAATTCATCCTAAATGACGCCCCAACATTATCCAAACAACTTGAATTCCCTATAAAATGTCTCAGGGAAACCGAAACATTGAATAAGATTGAACAGCTGACAGAGATTATGCATGTGAAAACAATTGGGAGCGAATTGCTTAGGCTTGAATTTTTCATACCAGCTAAATACGGCTCGATTAAACTTGCTGATGACTCTAAAATAGTTAAAGACCTTATAAATATTGATCAAGTGTTTGTAAAGGATACTTATGGTAAACTTATAGGCTATAAAATCCATAGCTTTGTAAAGAGAATCACAACTAAAGATAAGAATGACGATAACATTTATGATGTGTTTAAGTTCATGGTAAAAGAAATAAAAGAGGTAAGATAATATGAAATATAATGATGTGAAAACGCTTAGCGATGATTTTAGTAAATTAATCGCTTATGGTAGGGTGAATAAAATTTCAAACACCTATTACAGTAAAAAATTGAATGAAATAGAAGAGATTATATCAAAGGAGATTGCGTCTATCGAGAAAAGTATATCGCCAGAATTGAAAAACCTTGAAAAGGCAATTTTTAAGTTTGCTGATGAAAATATCGGAAAAGAATTAGATACGATTGATAAATCAATTGAGGCACGATTCCGTTTAGGTTTTGAAAATTTGTCCGAAGAGGATAAGAAAAAGCATACGGATTTATATGCGGACTATACAACATTTATGGAACTTGAGTGTGATATGAATGTTAAATTAATAGATTTGAATCAATGCCCTAATGTTGATTTCGATTATGACGCATATAAATTAGTAAAAAACTTTTTAAAATAAATGAGTTATTTTTTAGATAATTTGAAAGAGTCCTTAGAAAAGGGTGATTTCAATTCGAAATCAGCAGCGAATATAAATAAAATAGCTGAGTTGTCGGAGAGTAAATTAGGCAATCTTGAGCAGATTAAAGAGAAGCTTGAAACTATTCAGAAAAATCTACCAGCAGTGGATGCTGCTACGGCTAATGCCGCAAGCGTATCATATGAGGCAGAGATTAAGAAATTACAGGATGCTGATGCTGCGTTGTCAAGACTTGCTCAGGCATTTCAAATGGACGATGATCTTACACAGGAAATCGCTGCGATTGACTTAGCCAAAGCCAATGTCATTGAAATGGTAAAAAATATATTAGCTTATATTGAGTCGTTAACACCTGATTTAGAGAATGGTGGCAAAGAGTTTCAAACATCTTTACTTGAAATTAAAGATAAATATGAAAAAATGCTTTGATTTGAGATAAATTTATTATACTTTTGTATCGTTAAATTTTAATAATTATATATATTTGTATGGCAACACATTTTGAAAAAGCAAGTGATGAATTAGAACAATTGTTCGATTCGGTGGTTGAGGAAACTTCTTTACCAAGTTGGTTAGTGTTTAAGTTACTTTGTAATGTAACTCAGAAAGAACTTACCAAAATCGTTAGAAATAATGATTTAGTAGTATTGTTATCAGAGGGCGTCGATTTTGCTATCGTTATTAACGAAAAAGCATTTGATATGTTAACTCCTGAATTTCAGAAAATCGCATTGCATGAATGCTTGGCAGGTGTATCAGTATCCGACACTGACGCTGTTTCGCTTAACAAACCAGACTTTACCACATTTACAGGTGTCTTAAAGAAATTTGGTGACGACAAGGTTATCACATTCAAAGAGTCTGTAAAAAGCGTTTATGATAAAATTCGTGACGAAGAAACACAGTTAAAAGCCGAAAAGGGCATTAAACGTGGTCGTAAACCAAAAGCTTGATCGTAAATAGTTTAAAAATATCGAAAAATCCTAATTCAATGAATTAGGATTTTTTTTTGTTTGTATTTATATAAAAACTATTGAATGGGTGCATATAACATAAAATTTCCAATTATTGATAATAATATTACTAATACCTTTTTTGAATTAAACAGAGTGACAAAGGATGCGTATACTTCCGATTTAATGTTATTACTGTTAACCCAAAAAGGCGAGAGATATTATGATTCAGACTATGGCACAAACTTAGAAAAATATTTGTTTGAGCCTAATGACGACACAACAGCGACAGATATTCTGGAGGAAATAAAAAGGACTGTATCCAAATACATGCCGAATATAACAATTAAGAGTGTGACATTTTCAAGATCAGACACAGATAATTCTCTCAGCGATGACCAGATAGTTGTTAATATCAGCTTCGTGTATATGGACGATACATTTTCAGAACCCGATACCCTAACATTAAAATTTTAATATAAAAATATACAATGACAAATATTATAAGATATTCAAGTAAAACATTTGGCGATATCAAAACCGATTTAATAGCATACATAAAACAACAATATCCCGAAGTGCTTAGTGATTTTATGGATTCGAGTGTTGGCGCAATGCTTATAGATATTAATGCTGGTGTTAATAATAACCTATCGATGAACATTGATAGGGCATATCAGGAAACTACTCTTGAGAATGCACAGTTGAGAAAATCTATGATTGATATCGCTAAAAATATGGGATTTAATATTCCAAATAAAAGACCATCAGTCACCATTGTCGATTTTTCGGTTGATGTCCCTGTATTGGGTGATAAACCCGATGCATCGTATTACCCAACTCTGGCTATAGGTGCTCAAATTATGGGTGGCGGTAAGATATTCGAAACACAGGATGTTATTGATTGGAGTTCGCCAATTAGCAATTTAGGTGACCCTAATAGATCGATCATACCTAATTACGACACAAATGGCAATATAATTAGCTACAACATTACAAAAAGGGAGATAGTCATCAACGGATCAACAACAGTGTTTAAAAGGGTTATAAATAGCTCTGACGTTGTGCCATTTTTCAGTGTAACATTACCTGATAGAGACATTATCGAAATTGAGAGCATAATATTAAAGGAAGGAACGTCAAACCCAAGCAACCCAACAAATGACGAGTTTAATAGCGGCGATGCAATTGGCTTATTTAGATATTATGAAGTTGAGTATTTAGCCCAGCCAAAAATATTTGTTGAGAATAGTAGTATATCTACTGGCGATATAAAGAATGGAATGTGGATTGACATTAATAAGAAATTTATTAAGGAATTTACATCTGACGGCTATTGCAGAATTATTTTCGGTTCTGGTGATAGCGACGTCGATACATTTAAAAATGGATTCATAAAAAATGGCGTTACTAATAAGAGTTTTCTCGATAATTTCCTCAACAACACAGCTCTTGGCGATAAACTAAAAGAAAACTACACATTATATGTTAAGTTTAGATCAGGCGGTGGTTCAGATACGAATATTGGTGCAAGTGCTTTAAATCAGCTTGGCTCATACAATTTAAAATCAAATGGATCACGTCAAGACTTTAATACAGCTGTTTCAAAGAGCTTAAAGGTTAATAACCCAATAGCAGCCATAGGCGGTAATGACGGATTATCGATAGAACAGATAAGGGAACTTGTAAGATATAATTATTCAGGTCAGAATAGATGTGTCGGATTATCCGATTATGCTGTTCAATTATATAAGATGTCTGGAAAATTCGGTTCACCATTTAGGGTAAATGTTTATGAATTAAATAATAAGGTTGTTGCAAGTATGATCGGAATTGGTTCTGACGGTAAATTATCTAACACCAGTAACACCATCTTAAAGGAGAATATTGCTGAGTATTTAAGTGGGTTTAGAATGGTTAACGATTATGTTGAGATAAAGGATGGCAGAATATACAATTTAGCTATTGATATTGATGTTTACGTTAATACGTTATCAGATAATCAGATCGCTAACAATATTATTAACGCAGTTACAACATATTTTAATATAAATGATCATGAAATGAATGAGGATATATTCTTAGGTAAACTAAACAACACTATAAATAATATTAGCGGCGTTAACAATGTTATAAGTATGAAAATTTATAATAAGGTTGGCGGAGTTTATTCTGTAAATCCAGTTTCACAAGCAATTACTAACACCTCTACAGGCGAAATAACGATCATTAACAATGCTATTTATTCTGACCCTGACTCAATGTTCGAAATAAAATACCCTGAAAAGGATATTAGAGTGTATTTAAGAAAAAGAACTGATATTTAATGGAATTGATTAAGAAGAAAATATTGTGGAAAGTAAAACAGGAGTTTAATAACGACGGTACTTTTAAATTTGTTGATGATTTAGATGCTGTTTATAGCTTTAATATATGCTTAACAACAGATTTGGTTTATAATGAGCCGCCCTTATCAGCCACAACATCATTTTCTGGTACAACATGCTTTATATCGGGAGCTACTGTTCAGTCAAGACTTTCAGAATTAACTAAATATGCTCCAGCAACAGCGGCTACATTAAGTGACTATTACATTATCAGACCGATAACAGGTGGTACTGGCGTGGTATCAGATGACGGCACTCATATCGTTTATTATATTGATAATATCCAATATATCGATAACAAACTTAATAATGTTACGGTGGCTAATTTTCAGGGTATGGGATATACATCGCCTGATTTCGCTGAGTCTCTTAGTAATGCTATGAATCAGCGATTAACGATGGGAATAATGGTTGTTAACGATGAGATTATTTATACCGATGATTTAATTGTTGGTTTGGCTACAGAACCCAATATTATTAGTGATGTGTTTATTGATCGTCAAAATATTAGCGTTTTCGACTCTGTCTATAGACTTGAGCATATTGATAGCATATTACAGCTTGAGACATATGTGGGTGGTGGATTTTTTAATATCATTAATAATATATAATAATTGTCGTATTTATTAACAAATAATAGTTTATGAGTATAGGTGTAACTGGCGCAATAAGATCATCCGATGTTAGTATTGATGATATTAGCGTTTATTATAATTTCGTATCAAATAGAGAAACAAGCAATACTTTAATGGTATCCGTTCCCTCAGCATCTGTTTTAGAGTACTGTACGATCTCAACCACTGATAGCGAATATGTATCTGGTATGGAAAATCTTATAGAGGGAATGTATAATCTAAAATTACCAGCATCTATTTTTAATCAAAAGGGGATATATACAATATATTTAAAGCCTAAATCTTACATTATACCTATATTGGATTGCGGTGTATTATCAGCAATGCCAACAACTAAAGGTATTATAATTGATTCAACATTATTAACATCATCGGCTTTAAAATCGAATAATGCTTTACAGGGTTATAGAATTGAGTATATCAATCAAGACCTCACAAAACTTAGAAACGTCACAAGAACTGTTGTAACCTCAAATAAGGTTGTGCCTGTTCAGGAGAATGTAGGCTCAACATCACAAAAAGCTATCAGATATCGATTAGACGACTCTGGTACACTTATATTTCTTCAGTTGACGCCAAGTAGTCCTTCAGAGATCAAGCCTAATGTATTACCATTTATAGGCATACCATCGCAATATATAATCCTATCTAATACAAATTTTACGCCAGTGTCAATTGAGGTTGAATTTGTTGAAAATACAGTCCAGACCTTATCGGATGTGTTACTTGGAAATCAACTAAAGGATGTTGATAATGGTATATTAACGTTATACGATGGTGAGGGTATTATTAGGACTCAGTATGACTTATTAACCTATGAGGATGATATTACAAAATCTGTATCGTTAGAAGCAAAAAGAAAACGAGTTGATAACATTGATGCCACCCAGATAATACCTGAAGGTATATAATTTTCACGCCATTAAGTTTTGCTTTTTTATGTATTTATTAAAAAAGCAAAACTGTGGCTATAAAAAGAGTTTTAACATATAATCAGGATCAGAATGTCAATGGTGGAAACTTTAATAACATTACATCTGAAACCATTTTTTCATTCGGTAAGTTTAGAGTTACTTCAAATTTCGATAACAAAAGAACTGTCAATCATAGTAATAAGCTGAGCGGATTCGTAAAGCCTATCACATTGGAGACCCTCGGCGTTACCAAAACACAATCCGATTTAATTTTCTCTAACACCAATGAGATAAAATTAAATTTAGAAAAATCTGACATAAATAAATATATTAGATTTGGCTCTGCTTATGAGTATTTTAGATTTGCTGTGCAAAACATAATCAGTAATTTCCCAGGTAGCTTGTTCTCTAATTCACAGAAGGATAGGAGTCAAATCGTAACATATTATGATTATTTATTCGACCCAATAAGCAATACCTCAACCTTCAAAGTGCCTGTATCTGTTATAGATAGTAAATTTAATTTAACATATAACAGTGACTTTAGCACACACTATACAGGTACTGAATTAAGTAATGTTTGCATATCATTTGAGAAATACGCAATATGGTCTACATTCAATTCCGAAAATTCATATAAGATAACAAGTTTTACAGGATACGATTCTGTAAACGATTTTATAATTATCACAGCAGAAGGCAATCCTTTTGAGTTTACAAATAATTCAGCTTATGGTAAGTTTGACTTCCATATAAAGCCAAATGTTAATGTATTCGATGAATATAGACTTGGCTTGAAGGATTATGAGAGATATATGTTATCAGAGAGGGTTGATAAAGGTTTTTCATTCACTGTAAATAATCCATCAATAAATGATGATGGCGAGATTGAATATATTAACAGTAACTTGATATGGCCTACCATTGATGGCTATAATATAGACATAAATAATATGCCTTATAAGCAATTTTTAGAGGCATTATTAAATATTGGCGGTAAATTTGATGCTATAAAAACTGACTTAATTGCCAGATTTTTGACAACATCATCACTAAAAGCTTATGATTTAACTGATAATAATAAAATCACTAAATTATTAAGGACTTATGGCTATGAGTTTGATCAACTCAGAATATTTGTGGATTCGTTACAGTATGTTAATCGTGTGTCATATGATAAGAAGGACAATGTTCCTGATGCATTCGTTTCAAATTTAGCTCAAACATTTGGCTGGGATTATTTCCCAATTACCAATGAGGTTGATTTAATGAATAGCTTATTATCTGTTGATGATAAGGAAAGAAATTTAAATTCCGATTTATTGCCTCTTGAAATAGATATCGAGGTTTGGAGACGAATTTTAATTAACACCAACTATTATTGGAAATCAAAAGGCACAAGGGATGCTATCAAGTCTATATTTTTACTTATAGGTATTCCTGAGCCATTTATTAATATAACTGAATATGTTTATACTGTTGATGGTAAAATTAACCCCGCAGAAAATTCACCATTAAGAATAAAACAGAATTATCCTACGAATTCATTACCATTTGATGTTAACGGATATCCTGTTGCGCCTTTGGAAACTAATGACTTCTATTTTCAGGTGTCTGGTAATACGGATAGTGGACAGGATTATATGAATGTTTTTAGAAAAGCTGGCTTTGATCTTTATCAGACAATTGATAATAAAAAATCATGGGTACAGTCTGGCGAGACAATTCGTTCACATCAGTCAACTCCTCAATATTATCAGGAAGATAGTAGACTTGTTTTAAATACCAAAGAAGTCGATGTCGGATTAGACGTTGCCAGAGGTATTGAGTATGATATGTTTTCATATGCTAAAACAAATGCTATTCCAGATTCTAATTTTTTTATAAATTTATCATTAGATCATAGTAATAGCGACACTGTATTTACGTTGCCTTATATGCCAGAGGGTGATGTTGAGGTTAGATTTAACGGTATTCTATTAAGTACCAATAGAAGTGGAAATACTGGCACTACATCATATGACATTGACTATTCATTATCTGGAAATGTCGTTACTTTAAACAATCCTGTATCTGGAAGTGATGATGTTGTTGAGATAACATACATCTATAAAAATAGTTTGGTAGCCAATGATACACTTGTTAGATATATTTCAACAAGAGTATCTGCAAATGCTGTGGGAACAATTCTACAACTACCATCAGAACCTAATGGAAAGGTTCAGCTAACAATTAACGGTATTGAATTGATAAATGCTGGAACTGGAACAGGAATTGATGGTGATTATAAGATTAATCCGAGTGACCCTACGCAGATACTGATACTGAATTCATTCTTTACTGATTACCTTATTATAGACCCTATTGTTCAGGTTACATTTGTGATAGTTTCAAATAATACAGTCAATATGGATAATGAAATACTTTACTATAACTCAAGTGATAATAGTAAAGTATTCTTCGATACCACCATTGGTAAGTATGTTTTAATGATTAATTACAGGGTAAATAAGCCAAGTGATATAAAAATATTGATGAACGGTATTGGTCTTGCCGTTAATAGTGATTATTATATGGATATATCTAATCCTTATAAGATTGTGTTAACACAACCAATCGCACATTATACCGTTTTTAGTGTTTATTATTTAAATACCTATAAGGTATACGGTATTGATAATATAACACAATTATCATTCATGGATTTTATTGATCAGACTCAGAAAAATTTAATTAATGCTAAGAATCGTAAAACAATTACAGACGGCAAAGGCGGATGGTATCCATCTTTGCTGAAAGTTTATTTGGATTATTTAAAAAATGGACTATCGCAGGTTGATGATCTGAATCACTCCAATGGCTATACTTTTTCAAATCTATATGCATTCCTTAACAAATATAATGCTTTCTTTCATAAATTCGTTGACAAATTATTATCACCGACAATTATATTAAGAAAAAGTGGCATGATTGTTCGAAACAGTATGTTTACGAAACAGAAATTCGCTTATCGTAGAGGTGCTTATATGGGCATGATCGCATTATCTGGCGATACTGAAAATGCTACGGTTTTTAATACTGATTACAATTTCAAATATCTTGGCGATGATGGCAGTATTATAAAAAAATTACAGCCTATGCCGTTATACGAATGGCTTGACGATGTTGTAACCACCACAACCACCACAACCACCACAACAGTATCGCCATGTGTGAGTAATCCTATGACTATATCGTTCACATCAACAAACCCAACCACTGTTGGTGCTTCTGACGGAACGGCAACCGTAGCAGTTGTTGGAGGATCATCTCCATATGATTATGTTTGGAGTGTTGGTCAGTATACTTTAAATAGTTCATCGGCAACTAACACATCTACAGGCTTATCAGGTGGATCAGAAATTATGATTATGGTTACTGATAGTATGGGATGCTCAGTAACAGGTTCAACAATAGTTGGCGCATTTGTATTTGATGCTGATTATATGGTATTAACCTATCAATTTACCGATGGTAGTGATTTAGATACAAGGACTCGAATTGTTAGTCCTAATATTGGACAATCAACTCAGCAAGATTATCTTGGATGGGGCGTTCCATCTGGGTCATCTGGGTCAGGAAGGACTATTTATCCCTCAACAGGAATTCCAATTCTAACATGGGGTGGCGATAATATGGGTATTGGTTTTGAGGCTGTAAAAATCGATTTAATAAATTTTAAAACATTGTATCCGTTAGAAGATACAATTGTAGTCGATGCGAGAGCATTTTGGTATGGCGTGAGTGGCACTACAGCCGTAAATGTCGCAGCATCCTTATATAAAGGCGGTACAATGATTAGACAGGCTGATACGGGTACTGGATATAATTTTATAAATACTGGATATACAAGTACGTATAATATCGATTCAACCTCAACAGTTGTGCTTTCTACAGGTTATCCTGTTAAAGCACTTAGTAGTGGTGATCGTGTTGCAACATTAACATACACGATTTCAACAGGTTTAGGATACATAAACGGCAATGACACATTAACACCATCAGTATAAAAATTAATTTATGAAGATATTAATAGCATTACCAGATAATAATTACTATGTATGGCAGATTTTGGTTCAGATAAATAATTTTAGAAAATTAGGGATTGAGCAAGATGTTATATACGTTGTAGGAAAGCACAAGGGAGCTAAGTATAACAACAATATGTTGAAAATAGCTGCTGATAGTTCAATCAAATGTAACTTTCATTTCTATGAAGATCAGCGTAAAAATACTAAATACGGTGTATCATTTAGGCATAATATATTAGCTCAATTCTTTGAAATGTTTCCATTTTTAAATAAAGAGACATTTTTCTTTACAGACCCTGATGTTATATTTACTGAGAAAATGGACTTAAGTAAGTATGATCATGATAATATATGGTATCTTAGTGATACACGTTCATACATTGATAGTAATTATATAAAAAGTAAAAGCGTTGAGTTATTTAAGGGTATGTGTGATATTGTTGGCGTATCGCCATCTGTTATTGAGAGTAATGATAAAAATGCTGGCGGTGCACAATATATGATAAAAAATGTTGATGCTGAATTTTGGAGAAAATGTGAAAGAGATTCCGAGACATTGTACGAATATATGGTGTCAACGTCTAAAATATATTCACCAAATTATCCTATACAGGCTTGGACTGCTGATATGTGGGCTGTTTTATGGAATGCAATATATTTTAATCACGAGGTTAAAATTGATAAAGGTCTTGATTTTGCATGGGCTACTGACGGTATTCATAGATGGTATGAATGCCAGATATTTCATAATGCTGGCGTTACCGAGAATAATGGTGTGCTATTTATGAAAACAGCTCACCAATTATCTCCTTTTAATAAGAGTATTAGCTGTAGCGAGAAACACTGTTCATACAATTACGTGAAAGAGATTAAAGAAACTGAGATAAACTTTAAAAATTTAATATTTTAAACTATATGGGTAATCGAAAATATTTATTAACGTTAACAGATTTGAGAAGTCATTGTATTGGCGGAAAGTATACTTCCAGCTCGTATGATTTAATGGGTGCTTTTGTATTTGATAATGTAACGTTTATAGCATTAACAATGGATAGTGCGGCTGCTCTTTCAGATGCAGACTATGAATTTCGTGTACTTAATTTTTTAAATTACGTTGGAGTTGAATCAAAAAAGGATATTGATAGTCTTTTGGCAGATTCAATCACATAACTATTAAAGTTTATAGTATTTATTAAAAAATAGAATATATGGCATTTATTGAAAAAAATGATCCCACAGTATTAAGTATAAAATTAACAACAAAAGGGAGAGAATTACTATCAAAAGGTAAGTTAACTTTTGATTATTTTGCTGTTGGCGATAGTGAGATTGATTATAATCTAATTAAAGCTTCGACGGTATTTGACCCGACATATTCGCCTTCTATTTTAAGACCAGCCGATAAGAATCCTGATTTAATATCATTTATCACAAATACAAGTGGAAGCACTGAATTCAATGCTATAACAAGTGTACCGTCATATCCGATGATCGTTGAGAATACTATTGATTCAGTGGGATTTTTTAATATTGATAGCGGTGGGACAGTAACCATTAAAACGAGCACTGAATATGTTAAACAGCCTAATGCTAAAGTATTATTAAGCGAATTAATAGGTAGTAATACATTAAAGCTATATAAATCTGTAAACTATGTAGTGGGTTCTCCTGAACCATCCATTGGTGATATGGTTATGATAAAAATGAATAACCATAATGGTGACACTTTAAATAATACTGTCGAAATAACAAATCCTAAGCCGTATCTATTCTATAAAATTGAAGATGTAATAAGTGGTACATTGAGTGGTGATGATTTGGAGGTTACTGTCGATAGATCGTTACCGAGTTATATTAATGATGGCGTTGGCAGCTATGCAGGTGTAATAGTATTCTATAATTCATATAGCGGCTCAACGATTTACGACTCTGTTGATTACCTATCAGATGCTGTTTTGTCTTTTTATAGTAATGCTCAGTGCGATATGCCTGCATTTCCTTATTGGAAAATGTCTATCTTATACACTGAAAATATTGCTGGTGCTATAACTGGAACTACTAAATATCCAGAATTTAAAACCTCTGAATATGCTGGTTTTGTCTCATATATTCAGAATCAGAGTGCTATTATAAGAAAAATGGGTGTTATTCATTATACAAATTCTTCGCCGTCAAATCAATATGGTGAGGGTTTTTACAGAAACACACCTGAATTATATATTCCAACAATAATGTGGCATAAAGCCAGTGGTACAACCCTTGGTGTTAATTTAAAAGCATTTGGAGCGTCAAAAAAACTTGATGGCTTAAATACAGCATATTATGACTTAGCCGATGATAATAATAATATCGTTGGCAAAATATTGAATAATTTAAAACTATTCGTAATTGAAGATCAGGAATTATTATTTGCAATGTCTTACAAGGCAAATAGATCATGGACTCTACCTGATTATCGTGTTGGACTTAACAGCGTTATAAGTAACTGTCCATCATGTCAAGCATCTTTCGAGGTTAGCGGCAATACACCAACTATATACGGTGACGGTACGTTAAGTGTATATAATATACAGAATGTATCGGATTCAACCTTATTACTTGAAGTTTATGAGGGTTCTAATAGAATTTACTTCCAGCCTATTTTAGCTTCTGGTATTACTTTAACAAATTTGACAGGTGGTGTATATTCGTCATATTTATATGATCTTGGCGTACATGATTGTAAAGTAACTGGTAACACTGTTACAATAATTCAACCAGTTACCACAACGACAACATTGCCGCCAACCACAACAACCACAACGACAACATTGCCACCTGCAACCACAACATTGTCACCTGCAACCACAACTGTAGCACCTACAACCACGTTAGCACCTACAACGGTAGCACCAGTAAGTCGAATACATTTCTTTAATTCTGGCGGTGTTATCGAAGAGTTAAATTCGCTTGGTCAAACATTTACAGTGACGTTGGATTACGTGATTGATGCATCGTGTGATAATGTGGGCACAAGCGGTGCTGACGCTAATCAGGCGACCACAAGAATGTTATATAGCATCGATAATGGCGTTAATTGGATTGAACGAGACACTGTTACAGCAACTGTAAGCGGCGGTAATTTTCCTACTGAACAGTCTGATGTGCAAACATCATCTGGAAGTATTGTTATCACAGGTATTACGAACATCAGCATGATTAAAGTTGATGCTCAGATTGATTGTGTTGGCGGTTTAAATGCAAAATCAGGCTCAGCAATTGTAACAATAGTCTCAGCCATAGTTGATTTTGGTGCAACATCTATTATATGTAGTGATATCTGGGGTAAAAATTGTATTGATGGTGCTTATGTTGATTGTACAACAACGCCGATAACTACAACAACATTAGCACCCACAACTACGGCTGCGCCTCGGCAATATTGGCATGCGTTATCAAAATGTATTCCAAACGGTACTACCTATTACACAGGGCCTCGACCAACGAATGATCTAAGCGATGGTATGAGGGTTGAGGGAGCGACAGGCGTATTTTACGTTGTAACAAGCGGATATCTCTTCGACCCAATGTTGGGTACAAACATAAGCGTTACAAGAGTTTCTGGCGATCCATTTAGTTGCCCACCAGCATAAATAAAACAAATATAAAATGACAGGACATACAGTATTTTTTTCTTATAGATTCTTAACAGACGTTAAATATGGTTACGGTGATGCGATTCACTGTAACTATATAAATAAAATGCAGATTGACACTCCTTTTAATAAGGATGTTAGTTTGTATTTCGAGGATATTAATGACTTTAAATTTCTAACCGATAGTAGTGGCGTTATAGGCTATAGAGCTAAACAAATGGAGATTCTTATTCAGGTTGTTGATAATTCATCATTCAATAGCTTGAATGATGTTATCGCCGACTCAAAAGAGTGGAGAATATATCCTGTTACAGATCAGATTAAATTTTATACCGCTGGGGACGATATTTTAGCTGTTAATTTAATTCAAACCATTTTTAAAATATCTTTAAATAGATACACTGAGGCTGACTACTATGATTTAGGCTATATTGACTATTCAACACCTTTTATTAATGGTAGCACTTTGAATTTTGGCGACGAGGAAATTTTCTTTGGTAATGTTAAGACGCATATTGAAGCGATTGCACATTGCACTGAGATAGATATACATTTGCCTTTGAATGAATTTAATATAACAACTAATAAAACATGGGATGGATTATCTACGTTAATGATATCCGAAGTGGGCATATATAATTCTGACAAAGAGCTTGTAGCAATAGCTAAGTTAAATTATCCAGTTTCTAAAGATTCATCAATAGCAAGAACACTTGTATTTGGAATAGACTTTTAATTAAATTACATATGAAAAAAATTTGGTACTTAATAATAGCGATAATCTTAATAATAATCGCTATTATAATCTTCACAAGCAAGCCTAAAAAGAGAGCAGTTCTTCAATTCCCAACGGCAATCGTTATAAATAATTATACTGATGCTAAGTTAGCCGATACTATTATCATGACCATCGTTAATAAGATATTGAAGTATGATACAGCTACTTTTAATGTATTTTACATGCCAAAGGTATTTAACGGTGACAATATTCAAATATATGGCTTCATCACCAAAGTTGAGTATGTTAACCATACTTACAACATATACATATCATCAAAATATAAAGAATATAATATATACTCGTTACTATCACATGAGTTGGTTCATTTTGACCAGATGGAAAAAGGCTTTTTAATAGTGCCATCGCCATCAGTATCAGATAAGTATAACATATGGATGAACGATACTATACATTTATTCGAAGTTCCTTATGAAAACCGTGAATATGAAATGGATGCGTTTAAAAGAGCGAATAGCATTGAGAGTGAATTAAAAAACATACTATTTCATAAATAAGTGTAAATTTTTATATTTTTTTATAAATTACAAGTATTTATTTTTAAATATATATAATGAATACTATAAAAGATGATAAAAATAAACAAAAATCAATTATAATTGATGGAAAACTTCATGGTAAATTGAAGCTTTATTGTATGGGTAGGGGTTTGAAAATCGGATCGGTAGTGAGTGATTTAATCGCTTTATACCTTTATAATCCTAAGCAATGTAATGAATTAACTGAAGAACTTGATAAATCTAAAAAAATCTAAAAATGGAAAAATATATATGGTCGTTAGATTTATCAACAACTAATGTTGGGTCTGCATTATGGAATTCGGAAGGTAAGCTGATCGAAATGAAGCATTTAATATTGAATGTCGAAAAGTCCGTCCCGAAAGAAACCAGAGATATTCACAAGGCTAATAATTTCAAAAATTATTGTATAGCCTATAAAAAAAGGATTGAGACTGAATTAAATGGAACTATTGTCAATATTGTGATCGAAGAACCTATCGGCGGAAGTAATAACGCTTTTACAGTTGCTTTGCTACACAGTTTCAATGGTATGTGTCGTTATATTCTACATGAAGTATTTGATGTGTATGCCATGAAGATATCCGTTGCTGATAGTAGGAAACTTTTCTTATCTGAATTCGTACACTCTGAGAAGAAAAAAGGTATTATTGTCGAAGTATTATCGTTCCCAGCTGCTTGGAAGGATCAGAAAAAAGAATATATTCGTCAAAAAGTTGCGAGATTAGAGCCTCATATCGAGTGGATACTTGATAAGAACGGTAAAATAAAGGATATTAATTATGATATGAGTGACTCATATTGTGTTGGATATGCTGGATTGAAAATAATTGGAATAATAAAATAAATGAAAAAAGTATATTTGATTAGGTCTAATGACGGAAAGTATAAGATAGGAATATCTATTAACCCTAATAAAAGAATTGATCAACTAAACACTGGCAACCCAGAGAAACTAAGGATGATTGAATCATATGAGTCATCAAACGCATCATTAATAGAAGCTGGGTTGCATAATAAATATATGCATGCTCGGCAAAATGGCGAGTGGTTTGATTTATCTATATCTGAGGAAGTTGACTTCATAAAGAACTGTAAAATTATCGATGAATCTATAAAAAATTTACGCTTAATGGGTAATACATTCATATAGATTTATAATTTTACTTGTTTTATACGAATAAATAAATTATTTTTGCACAAAATTAATAAATAATGATTAGAGATAGAATATTAAAAGGAATTGAGGTTATTGATTCCGCAATCAATAATAACATATCACTTACCACAGCATCGATCAAATCAGGATACGCTGATACATATGTTAAAAATGTGAAACGTAAGGTTATCGATAAATTCAATAAAAAAACAATAGCACTGCAAGATTATAAACTATTCATGGATAAGTATGATGAATATTTAGAAAAGGTCTGTAAAATCGAAGCCACTATTACTACGAATAATATGCCTGTATATGGAGATAATTCATATTGTCCTAATGGCGTTCCATCTGGACAATATAGTCCAGTAATTACGCTTAACAAGGATGTGAAGCAATCTAAACCAACAGATTTACCTGTCGCCACTAATGAACAGCTTAAATTCGAAGTACAGGGGAATGTCGCTGATATTGACTGGAAAAATGGCAGTAACTATCCCAATGGACATATTAAAACACTTGACGAACTATTGAAAGCCGCAGAGGTTGATATGGAAATGTGGGCTGTTAAAGATTATACTGTTAATAAATGGGATGTAACATCATTTAAAACAATGACGCCAGTTACTGCTCAGAATTTTCAAGTTAAAGCAAGACTTGAAAGAAACATGCCTCTTTTCAAAGCCATTAATGTCGGTGAAATAATTGAAGGCGTAATTAGCAAATACACCGTACCCCAAGTAGACGTAAAAACAATATCAAACGACCCTAATGAGGATCACAACTTGTTGGAAATATCTTTATTCGACCTTCACATTGGAAAATTAGGTTGGAACGGCGAAACAGGTGAAAATTACGATACAAAGATAGCACGTGAACGTTTTATGTATGCTATTAATAAGTTGCTTAAACACGCCTCTACATTCAAATACGAACGTATTCTATTTCCTATCGGCAATGACTTTTTCAATAGTGATAACATGAACAATACAACAACTCATGGTACACAACAGGACGAAGATTTACGCTGGCAGAAAACATTTGAGGTTGGAGTTACCTTATTAGCTGACGCAATTTATTTGTTGAAAGAACAAGGAGTTCCGATTGATGTCCTTGTAATCCCTGGAAATCACGACTTTGAAAGAAGTTTTTATCTTGGCTCGGTTCTAAAAGCATGGTTTAATAACGACACACAGGTGACAATTGATAACGGTGCATCGCCACGTAAATATTATAAATATCATGAAGTATTACTTGGTTTTACTCATGGTAGCGAAGAAAAAGAAGCATCATTACCATTAATTATGGCAAATGATATTGAATCTAAGAAAATGTGGAGTGAGACAAGATTTCATGAATGGCATTTAGGTCACCAACATAGAAAGAAAACTTACAGACATGGCGTTGATTTCAACAGAGACACTGTTATTAATGAGGAACAAGGCGTTATTATACGTTACTTATCATCATTAACAGGTACTGAGGAATGGCATCATAAGAAAGGTTTCATTGGAGCAGTTAAAGCCGCCGATGCTTTCATATGGAATGATAAACTCGGATTAGTTGCGCATTTAAATTCAAATATACCTGAATAAATTCTTAACATAGAGTTGTTTATGATCTAAAACCCATTAAGTAGAAATATTTAATGGGTTTTTTTTATTACTTAGTATACTTATTTATACTTTTATAGTATTTATTATAAAATTATATAAAAAATGAAAGATATTACTTCTAATAAAGGCTTACTTAAATTAGCAAAAGGAACAAGTAAACCCAAAGCTGAGAGCAAGCCAACACCAAAACCAGTTCAAAAAGCAGTTAAAAACCCCGAAGTTAAACCAGCTGAAATTGTAAAACCAGTTGATGCTGAGGCTGAACGTGCAAGAAAAGCTAAAGAATTGGTTAATAGCTTATGTTTGGATGTTGATCTGAGCACAAAAAAGGTTGAACCTGTCACAATACAAACAGATGCTACAAAATATATTAATAAGAATGATGATAATAGATTGTGGCTTGAGGAACAGGTTGAAAGGCTTACCGAAGAGTCTGAACAGCTTAGAATTCAATTAGCAAAGGCAACTAACGGCGTTTATGTTCAGCCAACAGATGACGGAGTTACTTATAATAATTATGATTCGTTGGGTGATGAGGATATTTTGAAACAGAAAACTGTTGATCTATTTACCGAATTACAGGATATGCATCATAAATGGGGTACGAATTTTATCATTAATCCCAGAGGCTTTATGAATAGGTTGATCGAAATGTTTCCATACCTTAAAGACTATAAGACTTTTACTGACGAACAATATTAGTGTAAAAAAAATACCTGAAATGATTTTGATTTCAGGTATTTTTTACTTATTTTTGTTGCATGATTAGAGGGCAAGAATTTCATAGTATAATACAAGGCATGTTTCCAGACGCCAAGGGCTTAAATGTATCTGAACAGGTTCAGGTCAATTGCCCAAGATGTCAGGAGAATGAAGGCTTAGCATTTTCCGATGGTAAAACAAATCTCGAAATAAACACCGCAAGGCGAATGTTTAGATGCTGGAAGTGTGACGACCCTAAGTTCAGCGGTAGCTTAGGAAAACTTGTTCATTTATATGGCTCTAAAATCGATTATGACCTATATAAAATATATAATGCTTCATATGCTGGGTATGATGATTATGAGGAAGAAGAAGTTGAATATGTTCCTGTGGAACTTCCAGAGGAAATGATTCCATTTTCAAAAATGGATGCCTCGAATGTTGCTCATTTTGAAGCGTATAATTATATGATTAATGAGCGTAAAATCGATAGAAGTCTTTTAATTAAATTTGGCATCGGATTTTGTATTGAGGGTAAATATAAAAAACGAATCATAATTCCATCTTATGATAAAAATGGTATCGTCAACTATTTTGTAGCCAGAAATTACGATAAAGGTAATGGCAAATTCAAGATCAAACCGTATGATAATCCCAAGTCCGACAAATCAAGAATCATATTCAATGAGGGTATGATAAATTGGGATATGACATTATATGTTGTTGAAGGTGCTTTTGAAATGCTTACACTCCCAATTAATACAACACCAATGCTCGGTAAAACCATATCCGATGCATTATTTATGAAAATTAAAGAACTGAAACCCAATATTGTAATATTATTAGACCCTGATGCTTATAAAAACAGTGTTGAATTATTTTACAAACTTCATACAATATATATTGATTGTGAGGATAAAGTAAAATTAATCGCATTGCCAAATAATGACGACTTAGATGAAATGAGACGTTTTCAGGGCGACGAGAGGGTTGCCGAAGCTTTGTATAGTTTGAGGTCGCTGACAATAAATGATTATTTTATAACAAAAATGCATGAATCAGAAAGATACGATCCATATACAAAATATTTTAAAAGGGAATAAAAATTCCGAACAACTCATTTACTTCAAATATAAAAAACAGATAAAACAGTTTATTCACGCTAAATATGATAAGTACAATCAAATGGAAGATTGTATCGATGATTATGTTGCGGATATTATGATTAAAATTTTCTCAAATTTAGCTAAATACGACGAGAAGAAATCTGATTTTAGAACATGGGTTTTTACTATAACTAATAATCATATGAGAAATATCGTTAGAGATAATAATGTTCGAAGAGCAATTTGTAGGAATTTAAGAACAACAACAAGTACTAATGATTATATTGAATATGAGACAAATAATAGCTTAGATTTCATTTCGAAGCAAATCTCAAATGATGATTACACTATGTTAAGTATGAAATATCTTGACGGATATAATTACCATGAGATAGGCAAAGAATTTAACACAACAAGCACGTGTATAGCTAATAAAATTAACTATATTAAGACCGTGTTGAAAAATCATAAGGCTAATAAGCATTTGATTCTCGATTAACACGAAATATTGTTGTGGGTATCATAAATAATACATACATTTGCAAAATATATAATTAATAATGGGACAAATAATAACGGTAGCGCAAATAGCTGATATACATCTTAGGAACATACCAACGAGAAACGTAGAGTATGCATCTGTTTTTGCAAATTTATATAAATCATTAAGAAAGGATAAACCTTCTCGTATCATGATAAACGGTGACCTTGTTCACGATTATCTACATCTTGAGGGCGAACAGCTTATACTTGCATCTGATCTTTTAGATCAGTTAGCATTAATTGCACCAGTTCGAATTGTGCGTGGTAATCACGACTTTAAAAGAATTAATCCTCAAAGAGTGGATTCTGTTAAAGCCATCGTAGACACATTACATAATAAGAACATTATTTATTACGATACAACAGGCTTTATTGACGATGAAAATATTACATGGTGCGTATGGCATCATGGTTCATCTTCAAACTCACCTTGGACTACTAAAACTGGTATAGAACTTGTCGCCAATAAAGACCCTAATAGAGTGTATATTGACTTATTTCATGACCCTATAAACGGCTGTCAAACAGTAACAGGTTTTGAAATGACAAAAAAGACATTAAGGAACTTGGGCGATTTTAATGGTGACCTATTATTTCTTGGTGATATTCACAAAAAGCAATATTTTTATAAAAATAACGCATTATTCGGGTCATATCCGTCATCGCTTATTGCACAGGATTTTGGTGAGGGTGACGATAATTTTCATGGCTATTTATTATGGAATGTAGAAAAATCTACCGTAATTGAAAAGCCTATAGCTAACGATTATTCATTTAAAAACATTATCATATCATCATATGTTGATTTTGATGATATTGACATTGAAATTGACGAGCCTACAACCTTTATGAAGGTCAGATTTATATGGAAAACATTACCATATGTTAGAACTTCGATCAATGAGAATAAGCTGGTGGCTTATATTAAAGGCAAATACCCCAATATTACGTCTGTATCTAATAAAAGCGACTTCATTATTGATAATAAAATTGTTGTAAGCGAAGACGTTACGCTTGTAAGTATTAACGAAACCACAGTCCAACAAGCGATATTCACAGAGCATTTAGATGCTATGGGTATTGAGGCTGCAACAATTAAAGATGTTATTGATCTTGATGATATTATTTCAGGCGAAATCGATCATACTGATGATGTGGGCGGAAATTTCAATATCATTAAATTCGGTGGCAGAAACTTTGCCTCTTATGAGACTATTGATATTGATTGGAGAGAACTTAACGGCTTATTTCAGATTGTCGGTAAGAATACAGCTGGGAAGACAACTCTTATTAAATTAATCTCATACATTCTATATAACAAATCACTCGAAACTGAGGGTCGTGTTAAATTCGGCGATTCACGATATGTTAACAATAGAAACGGTGCTACTTTTTGCGATGCTTACATGGTATTTGATTATAATTCTGAATATTATGGAATAAAAAAGAGGACAACCATTACAAGGTCTAAGGACGGTGCTATAAACGGTGCTCCAACAACATTGAATTATTATCTGATGGCGTCACCTGATGACGAAATGAATGATCAGAACTCATTGGATAATATGAGCGGTGACCAGAGAATAAAGACTCAGAAAATTATAGAGTCTTTGATTGGTAGTTATGATAATTTTATGCGTATTGTTGTTACAACTGCCGATACTCTTAATAAGATATTGTCGAACGATATGTCAACATTCATCGATTCGCTATTATTCGATAGTGGACTTGACATATTTGATAAAAAACTCGATGCATGTAAAAAGAATCAGAAAAGATTAGCCGAAAAGGGGCGTATAAACTGCAATGTTGAGAACTCTGATAACGAAATTCTAAGACTTAAAAATTCTATATCCGAATTGGAGTTACAATTAACGGAGTTAGAATCGGTTACAGTTGTCGAAATTGAGAACTCAATGAGTAACGGTAGGAAATATGTCGATACCTTACATAAAGATATGCATAAAATAGATGATGAAATCTATAATATGGATATTGAACAGGCTAATAGAAGTGCTGAGAAATACAAGATAACTATTAGCGATTATTATAAGCGTATTGAAATTATCGAAAAAAGCATGTCCGAGTTGAAAAATACTTATGATGAGGCACGATACAATGAATTAGTTGCTCAAAAAGATACACATAGAAATTCAGAATATGCCCTTAAATTAAAGATTAAGGATTTTGAAAGTACTATAAGTAGAAAAGATCATGAAATTGAGATAATCAACGGCAAAATTGTAAATCTTAAGAGAGACGGTTTAAAGATTAAAAATGAACTTATTGGCTTTAAACAGGGAACAACGGAGCACACATGTCCAACATGTCATCAGAGTGTTGCTCAGGATAATGAACATATAAAACAAAAAATAAGTGATCTAAAAACAGAAATGTTCTCAATTGCCGACACGATTAAAAACTATGAGAGTGTAGACATTATAGCTCTTAAAGATAGTATAGTCGGACTAAATGCTGAAATCAATATTGTTAAAGAACAAATCGAAGTTATTAGTCTTACAATGGTTGGAGTTCTTGCTGAGATAGGTGTTTTAAATAACGACAAGAATGATTATATGCTTCGTTTGAAATTGGCTGACGAGCTTGAAAGGATACCGCTGTATATCAGAACTAATGAACTTGAGCTTGACATTATCGGTCAGAAAATCATAAGATATGGTGAGAATATTATTCAGATTGATGAAAATAAGAAACTAAGCGAACGTATTAAACAGGCTGACGCAAAAATACAGAAATATGCTGACGATTTAAAGGTTGTACAGTCTAATATATATAATAAACGTTTAGCTATTAACGATTCGAATAGTAAGATAGTTCAAACAGAGTCTCTTGTAAAATTATTCAAAGCACAAGAACATGTTGATAATGTTTATGCTTTATACATTAAATGTGTTCATAGAGACGGAATCCCAAGACAGATGCTTGTTAATTATATTATACCTAAAATTAACAACACACTTGCAAGTATTTTATCTGTGTCGGCGTTCAAAGTATGGCTGGACTTAGATGATCTTAGACCTAAATTGGCTTATAATAGCCGTCCGTTAGCTGTGATTGACTGCATTAGCGCATCAGGTAAGGAACGTACATTTTCTGCTATTGTTTTAAAATTCGCTTTAAATCAAATTAATGCTAAGGTAAAGCCAACTATATTCATGCTTGATGAGGTTATGGGTAAACTGAGTGCCGATAGTATCGAGGAATTTAACGAAATCCTTCAATTAATTAAGGATAACATGCAAAAAGTATTGGTTATTGAGCATAATCACGAGATTAACCCTGATTATGTAATCAATGTTCAATTAGATGAGAATGAAATATCAACATTAACAATAAACACATTATAATGGTAAAAAATAAGCCGAGGTTGGGTGTTATAGATGGTATAGAAATCTTACATGATAAACATATTCAGAGTATAGATGATGATACGTATGTAATAGGCAGAAAAAGACCCAGCTATTTAATGTCAGGAAGCGCAAGAATGCTTTTAGATGTTAAAGAGAGACCAGATCATACAAAATACTCGGTTAAATATGAGGATATTGTATGGATTGCTGGTGGCTGGGATACTCTTGAAATGTATGAAAAAATTTTACAAAAATATAAAATATGATTAACATTAATATTGAAGATTTTCCAGCTACTTGTAAAAATTATATCAGTAGCGAAACGGCTAAGGATCAGATTATATTAGACATATCTAATAGAAATGATCATAATCAATTGGTTAGATTAGCTAATAAAGATAATGGTGTATGTAAAGAATGGAACACCTATACTGTAGGTCGAGACGGTACGATTTACGAGCATTATAATCCTAAGTATTATAGCAAGTTCTTGGGTATTGAATCCAGTAATAAGAATAATATTAGTATTGTTATGGAAAACATGGGTGCTCTTATAAAGGATGAATTTGGGTTGCATAATCATCTGAATGAGATTTGTGGTGGTAATATTGTTGAAATGAAGTATTATGGATATTATTATTGGGAAGAGATCACCATAGAGCAAATGGAGTCAACAGCCGAATTATCATTATACTTATGCGATAAGTTTAACATCGAGCCTGTGTGTATTTCTTTTGACTTTTATCATAAGGATATTAATAAGTCTAAAGGTATTGTTTTTAAAAGTAATTATTTTGATATTGATGCATATTGCATTCCGCATTTTGATATTCCTAAATTTACTAAACTATTAAGAAAATAAGTATTTATAATAAATTATTAACTATGAATATCAATAGAATTTCCAAGATAATGGAGCACTTCAATAAAGGCGAAAAGATTGACATGACAATGCGTGACATGTTAAAGATCACCAGAAAACTTAATGAGGATGTCACCATTGATAATGCTGACGCTGAAAGAGTGAATAAAGCTACTCAGGGCGATCAGGAGAGAGAGCAGAATATTATCGACGGATTATTCCAAGATATTAACGTTTCAATTGATTATTATGAGCTTGAAGTTTATGACGATTTCGTATTCTGGGGTGGCGTAATCAATAATGAGATCGAATTTACGTACACTGTTCCGCCTGTGGAAAATACCACTGGCGTCGAATTTAAATATTCCGATGCCTTTAACAAGGACAATGAGGCTAATACCGATATAACCAGTAGACTTGAATCGAATTACGATAAGTTTAATAAATACTGGATTGAAAATTTAGGAGACACAAATAATAATCAATAAAACGTAATATTATGGCAGTATCAACAACAGAGACAACTCGTGTAGTCACGATTAACGTAGGGCAGATAATTATAATTGTCATAGCTCTTATAGTATTAATAGGCGGCGGATGGATGCTCTATTCAAATAGAGTTGGTAATTTAAAGGAAAAGCTTGATACAGAGACAAAATTAAAGAATGCTTTGGTCGATACGATTCAATTTCATGTAAACTCTTATAAAGAGATTGTTGCCGAAAAATTAACGCTACAAGGTACAATTAAGGGGCTTACAGATAAAAACAATAATCTCACATCAAATGAAAAGAATTTGCTTGCGAGAGTGAAGAAAGCCGAGAAAGATTACACCGTAATAGCAGCAGCGTTGATCGAGACACATGTGATAATTGATTCTCTTAGCAATCCAGTGGTAACAGTGGATTCATTGAATAATAGAGTGGGTTTTAAGGATAGTACAAGCTATATCAAGTACAACATTGATGTTATGAACGTAAAGGCTTTAAACGCCTCGAATAAGCCAGCAATTAGGTTTAATCAGTTCGATTTGATCAATACTCAATACATTGACTTCCTATGGAAAGATAATGTGAGGGAAGGTAATCCTGTGGCATTTAGCGTATCGAACAGTAATAAGTATTTTAAGACATTTGATATTGTTAGTTATGCGATACCTCAATTAGATAAGAAAACCGTTAAACCGAACTTCATACAGCGAGCAGGTATATCGATTGGTAAGAATAAGATGCTAATTATAACCCCAACAGCACTTGTAGGTGGATATTTTATAGGCAGAGCATTAAAGTAAAGGCATTAAGCATTTAAATGCGATATATAAATACGTTTATTCAAAGTTAATGTATTTATATATTGAATACGTACAAATTATGGCAATTACTGAGGAAGACATAAAAAGAATTATAAAAGATGAATTGCGTAAATTCTCTGATGAATCTCTGAATAAAGAGGTTGGTAAAGCACTTAATAAGAAAAATAACCCAGCCAGAGACGAAATGATTAGAACTATAAAAAATTCTATGGAATCCATATTCAAAGTATTATGGCAGAAAAAAGATTTTTGGAAGACAGACATTAAATAATTATATTAAACTAATATGAACAAAATGAACATAAATGAGATTGACAACTTATTAAACGAAAAGGAACAATCGTTAAAAAAGAAGATATTTTCGCTTGGAAAAATGGAGACACTTGTGTTCTCTGATCCTAAGTTGACTTCCATATATGACGATATGTCTGTAAACGGTGAAGAAAAGTACGGATATCATTATAACGAAACTATTATGAATATTATATTCAATGATTATATTCTAAATAGTCCTAAATTTCTTCAGAAATATAAGATGGCTATTCCAAAAGAAAAGAAAAGACGTGATAAATCAGGAATTAATAAACTAAAAAACGATGCGATTGAAAAGATAGCTGATAAAGCTGGTAAAACAGCGACAGAGATCGATGAAACAGACTCAAGTAGTTCTGGCGCATACTCAAGCCCTTCGGCTTGGTCACCAAATGGCGACTTATTAGGTAATTCGTCATTATCACCAGTTCGTAAACCCATTTTTCCTAATGGTACTGTTATACAGGAGAATTATCTAATAAATGCGTCTGTATTTGCTGATTATATCAATATTTTAGATGAGCAATTCAACAGAGAAAGTACATTGGCGAGCATTGGTAACAATTCTGATGCTTACGGTAATGAGACAAAAAATATGAGCAATTCAGACCTTAATGTGATTAACAAACAAATGAAAACACATAAATGGGATACTGCTAATATTGGTGGTAATGTTGACGAGAAAGAAAAAGTTAGTGAGGTTTCCATGCTCGACACCAATCCTGATAGTATGGCAACTAAACAGCCTATCGGAACAGAGGGTGGCGGTATTGAGAGAGGTATGAATGGCGGCGGAGCTTCTGCACCAATGAGTGAAAATAAAAAAACAAAACAAGATATGAGCGAAAACGATATTTTAAATGAATTAGACGCAGAGCTAACTCAGTTAAGCGAACAACAAACAGGTTTAAAAAATATATCAGAAGATAAGAGAACACCATCGCTGGTGAATGTTGATAGAATGGGTACTGACAACGCTAAAAACTTTAAACAGGATATGCAGCATAGTGGTACTAAAGAAATCATCAATGTGGAGAAAGAATTACAGTGGAAAGATCAACAAACTGATATTAAAGACCCTAAAAAACTTAGTTCCGATATTGAAAAGGATGTTATTAAGAAAACTAAGGGAAATGCTCTTGAAAATGTTGGTAATTCGGCTAACGAAAAGGGTAACGAAATTCCAAAACGAAATCTTAGCACTGATGAACAAGAAGAGGTTGATAGCTATAGATTAGGTCTTGGCGATTTGGACTATTCGATTAAACCTGATAAGAAGTTCGAAGACCGTATGAAAACGGATATGGGCGATAAAAATTATGAAATGAGATTGAAGAAATTGGACATGCGTCATAATCAGCCTATGTATAACAAAGATTCACAGCCTACGAATACGGCTAAAGTAAATGAGTCTTTTATGAGCGGTAAATATTTTGATGACTTTGGTAAGTCACACATCATTGACTTCACGTTAAATGAAGCCAATGAAGCAAAAAAGGCTGAATCTAATTGGTTTGCATTAAATCTTAATGGATTAGGCAATACGTATACAAATAAATTGGATTCAACTACTCGTAAAATTGGCGTTAATGAAGGCGTTGCTGATCTAATCGTATCATATGATTATTATGTTGATGCTACCAAAAACATTTTCGTTGTTGAGAAAAGTAAAATGTTGAGCGAGAATACCACCGAAAAAGCAGTTGTTAACGAATCTTTAGATAAGATGAAACACTTATTTGAGTATCAATCATCTGATTTTGTGGACATGAGAAATAACACAAGAATCTGATAACAGAATACAGACTATAATTCTAACAAATTATCAGGGATATTTAATTATAACTATTTATAATTAAATATCCTTTTTTTTGTTTATAAATATTTTAACTCGTAATGGTTGTATTTCGGATATTTTGTATTATATTTGCCACGAATAAAAGACAAAAGTAAAAAAATATATAATGGCTGAACAGAAAGTAAAAATTGTTATCATGAGAGTAGAACTTTATCGTGATTTTACGATAAATTTATTGCATAAGATTTATGATTATTATTTAGACTCTAAAACGTTAAATGATAAGAATGATAAATACAATCATTATAATTGGTGTTATAATGAGGTGTGTAAGTCATTCGCTAAGGAAAATATGATGTTTGCCGATAACGATGATCTTAGAACTTATTTCTATTCGTTTTATGAGTTACATATCTATAATTCTAATACCTGTACAGATAAGTCTTCAATAGATATTAATAAGCTTGATAAGTTTTGGAGAAGTATTTTCAACTATAAGTTTAATAAAGTGGGTTATGATATGAATTTACTTGTCGAAGTATATGTTAAGTTTGATAAGTCATTGGTTTTGAAAAAAAAATTACTCGAAAAAGTGTGAAAGTACTTGTATAATTGATAAATATTATATACTTTTACAAAAAAAATGATTAATATTAAGTATGATATATTGAGTAAGCTATCAACAGATAAATATCTGGCTGAGGTTGAACTGCATGATTATATAAATTCATCGGCTCATGGCTATCGTGCTAAAATCGATAAAATTAGTGAAATTCTTGGTGAAATTATACTAATAAATTCAAAAATAGATATGGTTGATCATTATTTTAAGGATGTTGTATCTAATGATTTAGAAAAATAAAAACAAATAAAAATGATTATAGGAATTCTCGCAGAAATTTACCAGTTTATGTTTATAATGTCGATAATATATATTATACATATTATTATCGACATCTTAATTAAAGCTTACAGTAAAATATATTTCGGAAACGATACCAAGTTTGTTATGACTGGTGTTGAAAAAATGATTTTATGGATATCAATCGGCGTATTTATTAGCTTTATATTATAATTATGGACAGAATAGAAAAAATGTTAGAGCCATTAGATGGCTATTTAATCTCGATAACACGTAATACTGAAGTCGGATGGTATGAGTTAGAAGTTGGTATACCAGCTAAATGGGCTATTGCTGGTAATCAGTTTGTGGCGTGTGAAATTGTTAGCGACGATGAAAACGGTAAGATTGTGATCTTAGCACCAGCGAAATCAGATGTTGGTCTTGGAACTTTGGTTGATTTTATGAAGTTATTAATAAACACTAATAAAAAAATAGCTGAAAAGGAAGCCTTATTCGCAAAGAAAATGGAAAACTTTAAAAGCACCTTCGAGAATAAAGCTAATCAGTTTTATAAGGAACTCGATGACATGCGTGAAACATCATTTAAACCTATTGTAGATGACACAAAATCAGAACCCAAATCAAATACCAAAGCCTAAATCAAATTTAAGCGATGAAGATCGTGAATTATTAGAAGAAGTTATTGAGATTGGTGCTGATAAGCCAGTCTCAAAGAGCATGTATGCCGCCGAAATTAAGCAGATTAAGGGCGAGAATCAACGCTCGATGAAAATGTTTGCTAATGATATTGAAGGCTTTGGCGACACATATGTGAAAAATATGGAAATAAAGAGAAAATTATCAGAGGATAAAAGACTTGAATGTATTCAATATATATTAAAGCATTCGAAGGATTATCAGGAGTATAGTCTATTAAACTATGATCTTGCTGAAATTAGTGAGATATATGTGAGTGTGAAAGAGAAAAACAAATCATTTATCCTCAAACTAATCAAATTTATTATTGGTTAGTTTGAGATTCCTCTATTTTTGAGCCATCTGGTGGCATATCACTCATAACAATCGGAATATTTGCCATTGCTGTCACATTTGGCATTGATGGCATTTTAGGCATAGCATTATTAACACCTGCGACGCCATTATTATTGTTATTTATGGCGTTTATGGAGTTAATAGTCTCAGCATCCATACTCCCAATCTTGTTACTAACATTAAAGCCGAAACCATTTTTATACCCAATGGCTGTTAAGGTGAAACCGATTATTTCTACGATTAACACATGGTCTATTTCCTTTTTATCAACCATAATAACTGTGGAAGCCATGATTACGATAAACATCATAAGCAGACCAATAAGAGAGCCGACTTTAGTCATACTAAATCTGTATGAGTTATTATCAGTTAAAATATCACTCCAAAAACCTTTGGAAATATTTGTAGATGTGGGTGTAATTTTCTTGTCCATTTCATATAAATACCTTATCTTTGTAAAAATAAAAAATTAATTATAAATATGGACTTATTTAAGACAGTTTTTAATCGTGCAAGCATTTATAATATGCTATTTGTATCGATAGATAGTGTATTGGAATACCCGACATTAGATGCACTTGAGAAGGGTAATAAAGGCTTGTATGACCAGTGGATGGAGATCAGGACTAATTATAGGGATGATTATAATCTGCCTTATGAGAGAGCCGCTGTTAGATGCCCTGAGTTGTGTAAAATAGTGTCGATTTCGTATGGCACTATGACGATGGTGAACGGTGAGGTAAAAAGAAATTTTAAAAAGGTTGCAAGTCCTAATGAGGATATCGTTATCGAAGCATTTTTTGACTACTTAAATTCATGTGGTGAAGCTGGCACAAAGTTTCCAGCAATTTGCGGCTTTAATTTATCAAAGATGAGAATACCATTTTTAATTAAAAGGTATATGGTTAACCGAAGTAAATTTAGTAAGCCTGTTGAGTTGCCAGCAATCTTGAAGGAGTCTTTATCATCAAAACCTTGGGAGGGTGATAATATTGTTGATGTTGAGGAAGTGTGGAAATTTGGGGGTGCTGTATCCGCTAATTTAATGATAATATCCGAATTCTTAGGATTAAAGAAGACTGTTGAAATTTTTAATGAGGTTGACGCTTCTATGTTTTATTGGGCAAATATTGAGGCTGATAATGATAAGGTTATTAGTTGGGCTTCTATGCAGTCTATGACAAAGGTTAATCTTGCTATGCAATTAATGAATGATCTCAGGATGATATAATGAAAGGACATTGTACAAAAAAAGGGAGCAAATTAATTTGCTCCCTTTTTTTATTCCATCCATTCGAGTTTATCTTTAAATAATCCATCTATGAATTCCGCATCGAAATATGCGTCAAATTCAGCTTCTGGTAGATATGCACGTTTAAGATAAACATTACCGTTTAAGTAGTAATCGAACATTGTTAACAATGTTTCAAAAAAGATATAATTACCGTTTTTGAAAATATACGGTAACGTCGATTCGAATCTGATTGATTTTCCGTCGATATTATAATTCATCATTATTCCAAGTTCTTTGCTTGGTTCGTCAGGTGAGTAATGCTCAACATGACCTGTTATTAATCTTGTTCTCATATATTTAAATTTCTATTTTTTCAAATTCGCAATCTGAGTTGCAGCAGAACAATGTGCAAAAATCGCCATCCTCATTATCCATACATACCATGAAGAATGGGTCACCAGTCATGTTGATGTAACAAACAACATCATATTTATTTATGGCATTTTTCGTCCCATATTCATAACCGCCACCAAAATATATCTTATAGTCTTTGGATATTATACATTCTTTGACCAACTCTGTTAAAGCATACTTTTGAGGAATTTTACCTCCGTCCTTAGTGTGCTCTGACATAAAGGACTTAAATCTACACCGATTTAGCTTATTTATCATCTTAGTTGAGCGTTAATTCGATTGCCGCTAAAATTATTATTTTTTTAGGAAATTTACCATCCTTAATTTCGTTTTCCATGATTGAACTGGCATAGAAATCTGAAAATAGCTCACCGATATTCGTATGATTCCTATTAGGAATTTCGAATATCGTATCCTCTGTATTTGCGTCAATATATTTGACGGTGATTCTTGAACTGTCTTTACTGTATCTCATAATTATTCTTGTTTTTCTTGTGCATCTATCGCACTCATTAAAGCGATAAAATTTGTTGACATTATTTTAAATCCAAACGTTAAATATACAAAGTTAATATATTTAACGTGAATAGCAAATTCATTTTGTAATGGATAGTAAGATATAACAAAAATAATTGCGGCTATAACTATCGACTCAATGAATAGTAGAAACAAATATGTTAATAATGATTTAATCATGGCTTATTTATGTATTATGAGAAACGCTAACAACCTTTATAGCTATTAGCGTTTCGTTATTTTTAATTATGGACAATTTTATTTTGTATTACAGGTATTGGCAAGTTTGATCAAATTGCCCTTGAATGCATCACGATAAAATACATATAGAACTAATTCGTATAAAACATGCATCACAACATGAAAATAATGCCCTACAGTGAATAATAATGATACAATCGTACCAGCTATCATTTTGGAGAGAATATTGTCAAATTTACCATATATCTCAATAACCCTATTCCAATGTAGTCTCTCTTTGCAGAGAACAACTTTTAGTAAACTTGTTTTCATATTTAAAATTTTTCTGGTTTAATAAGACTTTTTGGAATCATATCGAATTCATTTGATGGTAATACCAGTACGATCTCTGATAAGTATGCGTTCAATGTGAATGGATTATACCAGTTATTCAACTCACGATCATATAACGCTGTTTTTATCATGTGATATGCTTTATTCGTGGTGTCTTTTCTAAAATAAATATCCTTCAGATATTTAGATGTGATCTTACCATCGTTTTTCATGTAATAGACCATTGTATCGCTACCTATCTGTGCAAAAACAATGTGTGTGTTTACAGCCGTTTTATATATAATCGAATCCGAATTTAAATTGGTATATAAAACAAAATTCTTAACAGTGTCTATACTATCTGTTTTGCATTTAATACTAAATAACTCGTGAATAGAATTGTAAGAAATTACAGTTTTCTTTTTATCCCTTGTGGATAAATCTGTCACAACGAATGATACCATAGTTACGAAGGCAATTATACCTATGATTAGAAATTTTTTGTCCCATGACATACTTCCTTTGAAGAAGCATGCCGAGACTATGATTGTTACTAATGATACTAATAGAAATGTATACATGTTTTTATTTTTTATTATTTTTTACTTCGTCTTCCGTGTCAATCCACTCAATTCCAGGGCAGTAATCACTATAACTTGCTTTAAAGTAATCTGAGAAGATACCTCCAGAGTTTAATATCAGATTGAATATTCCCACTGCTGAGCCAGCTATGATCGCTACACATACTATTTTCCAGAGAAAATCATATACAACGAATTTCAAAGGTAGTATTATAATATAGTATATAACTCTTAATATGAATATCCCAGCAATTGCGATAGGACTAAAGATAGCTGAACGTAGGAATTTAGAATACCATGTATTTTTATTTTTCATACAGTCTTTAGCGAAAGCATCGAGAACAAAATAAATGAATAGTAACACGAGAACTAAAGCTATAAAAACACCTGAATAACCTAATACCATTAAAATAGTGCCGATATTATTTGCTGCACCCTCAAAGAGCATGACTAATAGATATGATATAATCGATGCGACTATAAATGAAGTTGCTAATAGGAAAACAGTTACAAGAAATCCTACAATCTTTTTGGTATTTTTTATGATATTAGCATTGACAGTGAAAGCATCGTGAATTTTGTTAAAGAAATTTGACATGCTATTTGAGGCATTTGCAAATGCGTTGTTTATAGGTTTCATTCTTGCTTCCCATTTGGCATCCTTAATCTTCTTTTTAGCAAGATTTTTCTGATATTCGGCTCTATTTTTTTCAGCATATTCATTCTCCTCTTTACGCCATGCTTTCCATTTTTCAAATAACTCATTATTCTTTTGCATGTATAAGGCTGAATCCGTATTTTTATCTATACCATATTTAAGTAACACAAATTTATCAAAAACATTATATTTATTACCTGAAATGGCTTTCGTAAAATAATTTGGCTTGTAATAATCGCCATCATTCTGTGCATAATCATACATTTCACTTTCACCCACATTTAAAAGCCAATGGTCGATCAATACGTCGAAAAATTTCTGTATTCCGCTATCAAATAACATTGCGACCTTTTTGATCATGCTACCGATGAAAACAAATGTGCATACAAATAGTGAAAATATAAACAGCCAGAAATATGGACAGCCATTACGCATTGTTTCTGGCGTTGGTGCTCCGCTACCCAGAACATATTTTACCAGATGATAATGCCATGACCTCATGCTTACAGCCATCAGTTTAGGGTATTCGGACTGGTTCAGATAATCCAGTTCATTACTATTAAGCTTATATGTGCTATCAACCTTAATCTTGCCTTTTGTTGACTCGATCACCTTAATACTATACAAGCCATCGGTTTTTATTAGAAACCCTTTAAACTCTTTTGTGGCTGACTGATATACCACGAGTTTGTTTACACTTAAATCAACATTCATTTTTTTTATTTTTAATTTACACTTAAAACTTTATTTTGGACATTATACTTAAATCCATGTCATTGGGACAGACCATCTAACCAATAGTTTCTTTCTTGTCTTTTTACGATATATTCTAAAAGTGATGTACTTTTTGTCTGGCCATACCTCACTATCGATTGATTTTAATCTGTTGTGATTCTCGTCTTCAACTGTATAGTTCACCTCAACCACTGAATCAATATACGCTATAGAAACGCCTGATTTGGTTTTAAACGTGTTTGATTTGAATTGGTCGTTTAGTAATTTTAAAAATAGTGATTCCAAATCGTTGGCACAAAAATCAGTGTATCCTCCGAGAAAATTACTTATTGATAAAAATTCAGAATCAGGATATTTTTTATCAACAAATAAAATCTTATTGATTATTTGTGTGCATGCTTTTTTCCCGAATTGTTTAAGCATTCTTTCGAAATGCTTAATAGAACAAATTTGTTTTTTCATTTTTATTTCTTTTTTTATATTCATTAACTAAATTTAAGAACCATGCGAAACATTCATGAGTTTTATCACCAGTTTCATTATCACATTGGTAGAATTTAACATACAGATCAAGCACATCGAGTGCGTCAAGCTTTTTAATTAACGCCACTGCTCTTTTTGTTGCTTGTTCCCAGCCGCCTTTAGAGCCACTACGCCACACATTGTACGCTACATCATGTTCTTCAATTACGAACAAAGTCCTTAAGCCAGTGATATACTTAAGAGCGAAGTTTTTTGCGATAGCACCATGATGGTTTTCATCGACTCTCGGTTTGCTTCGATCTACTTTATACTTGAAACTATCATGAATTAGTGCGATCAGTCTCAATAATCTTCTTTCATCATTTCCGACTGAGTACAGGTTAATATTATCAAAAACTTCAACAATATGATTAATAATAGCTCCCTCTGGGTGTCCACGCCTTGCTTCACCATCAAATATATGTGAATAAAAATCGTAATCAGCTATAATTCGGTCTTCTGCGATGTTTTCAGGTTTTAAGATTAAACGTGCTTTAATCTTATATATCTCACTCATTAAACATTCTCCGAGAGAACTTATGTTCTGAATTGAGACATATGAATGCGTGAAACAGTCTGTTTTGTTTTGATGTTCATAACACCTAATATCAGCCTCTTCTTTACACAAATCAATCTCAATAGGATATCTGTCGCAAATCACGCAATATTTTAGTGAATCCATGTTTAAATTTTTATATTTTCTATGTTATACGTAATTTAATACAAAAGGTTACAAAAATATTGAAGTATTTCATATTAATCCATCGCATTTGATGTTAAAATGGTTGCAGACTTCGATGGTCGTGTCATAGCAACGTATTTTATCTGATTTCGTTCTTTAATAGACCAGTTTTCGTCAATATCATCCTCAAGAATGAAAACATTCTTATAGGTACTACCTTGTGATTTATGACCTGTGATAGCAAATCCATAATCCAAATCTTTTACAATAATATCCTTACGTCCACGTAAAGTACCATTTCTGAATTCAGTGATGTTGCGTAGAATCATATTATTACGTCTAAAATCGTAATATTTAGTCCATAGTTTTTTATTTTTACTTGCCATATCTCTGAAAAAGTCATGATATTCAGCATATAAATGCATGTTACTCACGTCATTGGTATCTACAATGAAAACGTCTCGGAATGTGTAACTTCCAAAGCCTGTATTTTCACGTAGCTTGACATAATAGCCGAATATATCCAATTCGCTTTGTTCCAGATCAGATTTGGTTACAATTCTGTAATCCGCCGAATTCTCAATAATATTATATAACCGACTTTTATCGCCAATACTTCGATAGCCCATTAAAAGGTCGTTAATCTCAACTATATCGCTATTAGCACCAAATAAACTGTCACGTATCATTTTATTAGAATACATCACAGTCTCGTTCTTCCAAGCTATTAATTTAACGTGATCAGTATCTCTTTTAAACTCTTCTGATGAAAATTCCTTTAGTAAGCGATCTCTAAAAAATCTTTTACTCTTTGTAAAGATAACGCCTTCACCATCGCTGTTAATATCTGTGATTCTGTTGAATCCGCCGTCCGATCTGTTTAGGTTGTTTCTTAATGCATCGTAAATAACACACAATGCATTGCCGTCAGTTTGACGTTCTATCTTTGTAAGCCAATGCATTAAGATTGACGAATCGTTGAAAACAACACTTTCTTTCTCATTTATGGGCGGTATCTGTGCAGGGTCACCCATGAATAATATCTGAGTAGCTGCTTTTTCGGATAACCTTTTAATTAAAGCGAATAAATCAGCGTTGATCATAGATGCTTCATCAATAGCTAAAATATCAAAATTGCTGATCTTAGGTATTGCGATTACTCCGAATTCGGGACTATTTGGATTGAAATTATCAAGGTCTACATCTGGTCTTAATCCACATATAGCTTGTAATGTTAAAGCTTCTTGTGATGTTGATCGTGCAACAACTTTCTTAGCTTTATGTGTAGGTGCTGATACGGCTATTTTTCTGCTGGATTCATCAAGTATTTTCTTTACTATGGTAGTTTTACCTGTTCCAGCATAGCCAGCTAAAGTGAAGAACTTATTATCGGTTTTAAGCCATTGACGCATTAAATTAATGCCATCATATTGCTGATCATTAAATGTGATCAACTTATTATTTGGTAATATTAGTTCTTTGTCGTTCATATGTATATATTAAAAATAATGTGCATGGTTTGACTCATACACATTATTCATACTAAGTTATTTTTTTTTGTTACATCATTTGCGAGTATATCGACGAAATGAATATATTATATTTGATTTGCTTCTATTGTATACGAAATCATCATCATCTAATTCAAACATTTTTAGAAATAGTTCCGATGGAAAGCCTTTATTAGCATCGGGGAAACATTCTTCAACAAGAGTTAATAAAGCCTTATCGCAGAATGGTATCATTGAATTGTAAACCATTGCACCACCAGCAACATAAATGCTTTTTATATCCTGATATTGATCAAATTTTAATTCTTCGAATAATTCAGTTATTGAAGCACATTGAAATAAGATAGACTCATGTTTTAAATCTTCTTCGCTACCATTAAGAATGATAAACTTACGGTTCTTTTTTGCAACCTCTGGCAAAAACTTAAAGGTATTTAAGCCCATAAGTAATACCTGATTTATGGTGTTTTCTTTGAAATGCTTAAGGTCTTCGGGTATATGCCATAATAGATCATTATCATGTCCAATTTTTCCGTCAAGGCTAACAGCCGCTATAATTATGAATGTTGGCTCTGTTGTCATGACGCTAATTTTTTTCCGTCGAGAATTTCTCGTAGGATGAAGTTCTTAGTTCCGCCAATATCTGAAAGCCATTGCTCATAGGACGTGAAATTATCTGAATCATAGTCAGGATAAATAAACTTATTATAAACTCTTTCATCAGCAAGAAAACATACAGCTGTTAAGGCATTGTTAATATCTGGCTCATAAAACATGGCAAAGTTGATATTATTTGAATTTAATTCATCAGCAATCATATTCAAAGAACCTAAGAATTTACCATCTTCATCGAAGCCATTATTAGACGTTCCGCCATTCAGCATAATGAATGTTTTATCATTCTCGAAAAAGTCTCGGTAATCGTCATTACTGCCATATTCGTCCACATACTCTAATGCGGCATGCCCACACTGAATTCCTTTATTAATACCTTGTAGTGAGCCTAACACAAGAAAATACATTCTATATTCTAAATTTGTTCTATTCATTTTCGTTTATATTTTCGTCATTTATATCATTCATGCTATTAAGTTGCTGTTGTTGAGCGTCTACAACATATTTACTGATAATTTTATTTTTTAGTTTTAAAATTTCTCTAATAGTAGCTTCGCCTCTTTTTTGATTTAAGAGATCGAACACCCCTACTATAAATTCGATACCAACGTCATCAACAGGCATTTCTGCGATATTCATGGCTACTTTAAAATTGGCACATCTGTCATTTAGTTTTATTGACATGAGTCCTCCAATTCTATAATAATTTCACACCAATGCGTCGGCTTAAATGGATTCAAATTCGAACCGAATATGCCGAATATGTCACCCATATTTGACGTTGAGAAATTAAAGCCTTTTGCATCTATAGACGTTAAATGCCCTGTTGATACTGTATTTACTTTATTTCTACTTTCAAGTAAAAGTATTGGCTGATTAAACGGTGGTTTACATGTATCTGTAATTTTTTTAAAAATCATAGTTCTTTTTTCTTTTTATACGTAATTAAATTGTTTTTGTTACAGAAATTAGTAACTATTATCCATATTTTCGTATTTATATGTAAATACTTTATGATAAAATTAACGGTTGGGGTTGAGACTAAAGAGAGAAATGGTCGTTCTAATCCAAAGAACCCCAGAAATATTATAGCATCTACACCGATTACGCCAAATACAAATGTTACGGATAATCGTCAATGGCCTACAGGATGGATGTATATGCCTGTTTATCTTTTTAATAAAAAGACTTGGTAATTATGGAGCATCATTTGGATATTCATTCAGATGATGTTTCTCCAATGCTCGGTATAAATTAGCAATAGCCAATTTAACATCAGTAGGAGCATTTCCTCCGCTCATACAAACCCTTATACCAGCCGTATTCAGATTACCATTTTCGTCCTCAGAAATGATCTGCGGATAGTAATCACCATCGTTTCCAGTTATAATTCGGAAATAGACGGTACTAAAATCAGAGTTATCAGTTAATAATGCCATTTTAAATAAGAGTTTGCCCTAATGATTTCTTGTTAATTGGAATCTCTATGAATAATTCGGCTTCTTTATTAATTTCGAAGCATGTTTCTGGATTATTAGCCTCTTCATCGTAAAGTCCGAACAAATTACCTATAGCGAACAAATAATTAGCTGTGTCTGCAATATATTCACGTATAGCACCTTCATTTTTTACTCGTATAGCTAAAAATAGTTTGGCTTTATGATACTCCATTTCAGCTATTATGGCGTTAAAGTCTGTCATGTCTAAAATAGTGCCTTTATTCCTATTTTTCTTTAATTCTGAGATCATATCATCCTTAAATTTATTAATAAGATGGCTTTCTATTTTCTCATAGAGACTTATTTTCTCATTATTTAACATCTTTTTCTGTTTTTGGAGTTAATCTACCTGTCATAGTTTCCCAGCAAGTAGTGCCTGATCGCACCATAGCATATAGTTTGAGTGGCGTGAATGACTCAATAGTAACAAGACCATGATTAGCAAAGTCGGCGTCTAAAACGACTTCGTCGCCAACTTCAAGATTGTAAGGGTTGTGATTCATAATTATTTGAATTAATTATTTCGCCTTTAAGTATCATTAATCTGTATGCATTGTTTATCATAACAATCATATTTAAGAAATACTCATATTTATCTTGCGGTAGATCAGTGATATCAACTATATCGCCATTTTCTAATTCCACCTTAACACTTTTAAATATCGGCATTACTGTAGGGAGCTGTTAAAAACATTTATAGATCGTTGGCATTCAGCCGCAGAGACCATAGCATCGCTCAGATTTCTGTTTGAGTGTAGCTTGTAAATTTCGGCTAATTGATCAGTAAGCTCGTTGACGGTTTTATACGCCAGATTCAACTTTTCGATGAAATTTCTTTTTTCATCTTCGGTCATATCCCTTTTCTGGGTTGTAATTGCTTTCATCATTGGCTTACCATCGTAAAGCACTGAGAAGTTACTATTCATTTTCAATTCCATATTATACTATTTGTTTTAAAGTGTTTTTTATTGATTTTTTATCGACAATTTTTAAAGGATAGAATATACCAAAACTACCAGTAGGCACTTTTTTTGTTGTGACGGCAGCGTTATCGACACAAAGCTTGATTGTCTGCTCACAGGCTTCTTTCATTGCGGTTAATACAACTGTCTGTAATAACTGTTCATCTTTCAAACCGAGTGATAAAAACGATTCAGAATTAGCCGCAATGGCAAATACTTGTGCCAGTATTTTTTTTAAATTAACTTCTTTAGCTTTTTTCATTTTCTTATTATATTTGTATCTGTTTCGGTGATCTTTAACATATCCATTTTCTCTTTTTGACGCTTTCGTTCCGCAACCAGCCATGCGATTAATTTTGGCGATGGAAACTCTATTTTAACCTCGGAACTACTCATTTTTAGAGTCTTTAACGTCAGGGTATTCAATGTTAAAATGATCGCACATTGTATTTAAAATTTTTCTTATATTTTGTATGTCGTCCCTGTACAATCTACGGTCTTTTTTTAAATATTGCACAGTGCTCAACGTATCACTTTTCTTAAAATACTCATTAGATGGCGTTATCGTTTTTTCAACGATGCTAAATTTCTCTCTGTCATAAACTTTACCATTTGACGATATGTGTAAGGATGGCGAAGACTCTTTATATATTGGGAGATTTCTCATTGATTTTAATTCACGTTTATCATCATTTGGCAAAATTAGTTTGTAAAGCACTGGTTTTTTATCGATACCCTCAAACTCTTGAGCGATTGGTAATACATTATCCTTATTGATTGTCACACTCTGACAGCCAATATTAACGAGAAATGTTTTACCTTTTAATTCAATTATAACGTTCTCGTATTGAACCTTATAATTAGGCTGAATAACGTATTCATTTTCGTTTTCTTTGTTTAACGACGTTCTAAAGTCGATGATCTTAATTTCAGTATTTTTTAACATTTCAATAAATTTAAATTGTTTCTATATTATACGTAACTCGATAAAAAAGGTTACAAAAAAGGTCAACATATTTTGAGTATGTTGACCTTTTATATTCAAAAAAAACAAAGAACAGTTAAGACAGAGTTTTTTGTATAAAAATTTCGATTTTTTTGATGAAACTGTCTCGAACACTATTGTTTTTCGTAGGGCATGATGGACTCGAACCACCGACCTCGTCATTAAGAATGAAGTAACTTTTACGAACGCCACAATAAAGGGAAAAGGTGTAAAAGAGAATTTCGCGCTCTACCAACTGAGCTAACGCCCTATAATATAGATGAATAAGGAAAATGAGAGACAGAGTTTTGTATTTACTTAATTATTGAGATTGAGTTGATCTTAATTATTGAGATTGAGTTGATGAAACTGTTTCTAACGCCATTATTCATTTGTCGGTGTGCGAGGGGACGATCCTCATATAATACCGTATACTGCATTACAAGCCAAGACACACTCCGATATAAATAGATAAGGAAAAAGATAATACGGTGAATATTTCGTAAAAGGAAGTAACCGTATCGAACGCCATTATCTAAATTTTTGTAAGCAAAGAACTGATGGTAGGGTGTGATTTCATTTATGGAGGAAGTAACCCTTACCGAACGCTATTACTTAATATTTTTACAAAGGTACTATTTAATATTTAATTTGCAAGTATAAATAGTACCTTTGTTGATTAATTTTCACTCTGGTCGTCAAATTTATTTGTTAGACCTTCGTTTGCAGCGATATATGTTAGGAAGTTTTCAGACATACCTGTAATTTCGGCATCCCATACATTCCTAAAGTTAACGCCTCTCTCATTTGACGATACGTCGCAAATATAGTTATATTTGCCGTAAGGTGCTGGAATTCTCGCATTCATAAGATCGCAATCCTGTGAGTCAGAGAATATGATAATTCTGTCGAATGTATCAGATACGTTGGCTTTACACCATTCGATACACTGTCTGGTGAAAATACCACCACAGCCGATTTCACTTCCAGCACTTTGAATTTGCTTGAACACATCGAATCCCTTTTTTGGATTTAGAATATGCTTATGAGCACCTTTATGCGAACCATCATTCCCAGCAGTTGCTACGATTTCATAGTTTTCACATTGATTAATCGCAAGCATAGCCATTGCACAAGCAGCATCCATTCTGGACATTCCCGACTTGTCAGATAATTTAGCACCCATTGAGCCTGAAATATCGACAATGAATAATGTCTTTCCAGATAATTTAGGAAGATTCTTATAAGACTCAACCATAGCATCCTCAATATCTCTCGAATACTCAGGTGCAAACCTTGAGGCTGTTAAGAAATTGAAAGGCAATAACATCGAACTATTTAGATTTTTCAATCCCTTTCTAATGCTATTCGAGTTAACACCCGACTGAACCATATTACGTACATTGCGCAACATTGCCAAACCACCGATTTTCTTTTCATCGATCAATCTCTCCCATGTGGCTTTCTTATCTTTACCTGTCGATAAAGCAACTTCCCATGTATCAGGAGTTTTCAAAGTACGATCAGCAACTTTCTTGTAAAGTTCAATCTTTTCCTGTGAAGATGGTTTTGGGTGAGCTAAAAACATAGCATCCCTTAACTTGATCTCGGCATCCCTGTCATATTTAGCGAATTGGTATTCGTTAAAGTTATCGAATGCTTTCGCCAAACCTTTCTTAGCAGCAGCAGCCAAAGGCTTTAGCTTACCGCCATTCTGTTTCTTGTAGATAGCAAGAAAGTCTGTAATCATGTCTGCTCTTGTGATAATCTTTGGTAAGATATCGGCAACCAACGCAGAATATCCAACGTGTTTCAGCATTTCAACACAAATAAACAAAGGAGTATGACGCAATTTCTGCTCAAGTCTCGCCTCAACAGCAAGATCAGCAACATCTTGAGGATTACATTGCGGAATCAACTGGCTGATCTGTGTTGAAACATCTTCACCGTTAGCATACGCAATGTTTTCCCATAATAGGTTCGCTAAAACAACTCTACGTAATAGAGCTAATTCGTCTTGTTTAGCTGCTCTGGTTCCAAATCCACCAGCAAGTCTTTCATCTGATTTTAAATCAGAAACGCCACTTTTTAAAATAGGGTTCAATTTACTCATATTTTTATTGTTTTAATTATTGTTTCTTCGTTATACGTAAGAACTTTTCAAATGTTACAAAAATCTTTAATTATTTTCGAAATATTTTTCGGGGTGATTGTAGATTATTTTTCATCACGAAAGGATTCAAATTGATCTTCACACCAGATTGGCGTTTTCACACCCATATATGCTCCGCTTACATTGAAGTTGAAATGCTCAACAGCTTCTTCCCATAACAGTCCATCACGTTTGATTAATATATCCAAACATTTGGATACTGAATAGATTAGTCTCATAGTGGCTTCATCAACGCCTATAATTGCTTCGTCGAAGCCATCGGCTTTTAAAAATGTTTCGTCATCATATGATTCGATGATATCTTGAAGTATGCTCACAATTCCTCTGGTTTTAAGGGTTTTGGCATCCAATGAGTTACATTATTCCAGTATAATACTGATATTCTATCACCAATTGTCGCATAGCGTTGAGCCTGAAAGCCACCTCCGATACCATCGAAATAGATAGCCATTACAGCAGATGTGCCATTCCAGCAAATAACCTCTCGACCATTTGCTGGAAATTGTGCTTCTAATTTAATCCAATTATTCATTTACTACAGGATAAGGTAATTCAACGTAAACATCTGAGCCTTCTTTAATGGATTCGGCATCTTCTTCTGAGCCAAATACAAAACTCAAATTTCTACAATTGCTAAGATCGCCGATAATAGCTGAACCGCAATACCATGCGTCACTATCTGGGAATACATTACGCATTAATGATAATTGCGATAGCAATAATGACTTAACTGTTAACAGATAATATTCAGCAGGACTAAATCCTTTGAATGAACCATTATTATTTGATAATTCCTTTGTCGGAATTATTTCGCCGTTACATTGTTCAGCTGTTGCAATTACCTCGCCGTCAAATTCTAAGACAGTTCCTTCTACTTCGTTCTCTTTATACATGTTTTTATTATTTATGATTGTTATTATCCTGTGCGAATATTTTTCGTAGAAATTTCTTTCTTAGATACTTTTTGAAAAACCCTTTCTTATACCAAGGGTATGGATTTTTCTGTCCCTCTTCCCAATAAGCAATTTCTGTTTTTGGGTTGGGTATTTTCACAATTCCTTAAATTCTTTGGCTAATTTAAATCTCTCATGTCTAATGAAATCTTTAATCATTTCGATTAAGACAGGATTTAATACGAAAGGGACTTTCATGGTTTCCCGATCATCGTCATTACCGTCAAATTCGATGATTAGCCTTGGGTTTCTACTTCCGCAGTTTGTTACGTTACCATTTTCATCTTCGGCAATCCAATCAAAGCAATCCAAAAGGTCATCAGATTTTTTGATTTTTTCGTGAAGATCATTTCCTAATTTCAGTTCATCTATTTCCATTATCGTGAATTTTATTTATTATACGTGAAAAATATGTATTTGTTACAAATTTGGTGAATTTTATTTATCGATAACATCAGCACAAACCACAGAATTACAATTTGGACAAATAACGCTATAATGTATAATACCACAACTTAGGCATTTAACTCTTTTATCTTCCATTTGTAAAAAAATATTTAAACGTTTTATATGATTCGAATAAATCGGCTGTTGTATAAATGCTTGATTTTATTTGCGATGCATATTTAGACATCCAGCCACCGCCACATTTAATATAGCCTTCTCCACAATATTCAGCAAATTCAAATGCCATCGTTTTAGGGATAAGCTTACATAGAATTTTGTCTTTTTCACGCTGTTCTTCAACCCAAGCTGTTAGGGTTTCCTCGCTTTCATCTTCAAGAGCTTTATCAAGTTTTGTTTCCATTTCAGCTAAAACCTCTGTAGTTATATTGGTGGAAATATCATTTCTCTTATGTAATTCGATTATTTCTTCGGCATTAAATAACGGTTCGATTATTTTACAATGAACCAAATCATTGAATACGAACAGTTTAGCTTTATGATAATCTTGTCCCATTTCTTCCAAATATGCCACATCAACACCAGTTGGTCGTGTTATAAGCCATTCAGCTATAAATTCATCCGTAAATGTTGGCAGTTCATACATTTTTGGAAATATAGCGACTATCATCACGTTAGGTTCATTTGTTTTTGATTGATGTATCTCACCATCATAATATATGGGCGAGTTCCTTGGTACGAAACTTTCATCCGATAGTAATGCTAACTGGAAGTAATGTCGAGGCACTGTAAACAGAGAGGTTGTCACGCACCAGTCGCCGTCACCCAAATCGCATGATAAGCATGGAAAGGATATGATATCCTTAAATTCTATTGTTGTAATATTTTTATGCATGATTTTTTCTTATATATGTTAATTCGAATGTTGGGTGAATTCCGCTGCTTTGGTTTTCCTTTAGTACTTGCACTAATTCGTCGAGACGTACAGTTGCGTGTGATGTAATCTTTTCTGAAATTTCTTTATCATATAATACAAAGTCCATAATATTTATTTTTTACGTTCTACGGTGCAAATTGTGTCGTTATGTATTCCGCCATGTGCAACCATCAATATTTCAAGCTGTTCAAAATTTAATGTTTTACCGATGCCGTTTGAGTTCCAACCGAATGAGATCACTAATCCATTAGGCTTAACTATTCGAGCAATTTCTTTTTTTAAATTACCCCAGAAGCTTGCTTGGGTTGTCTGCATATTCACAGTCCTACCAAATTTCTTATAGCATTCAGATACCTGACGTGTTGAATATGGTGGGTCGTATAAGACAAAATCGACGCTATTATCCTTAAATAATTTCAAAAAGTCCATAGCATCTAAATTATACGTAGTTCCCATGTCAGGGTCTAAGTCATTGGTAATGCTTGCAATTTTATTCAAATTAGCGAAAGGGTCAATACTTACAACACCGTCAGCATGATACTTACCGATCAGTTTCTTAATGCATCTAATGTCGAATGTTCGACTATTAGGCATTTCCCACACACGATTAAATATTAGTTCTGCCATTATATTAGTTAAACATACCGTCACCACCTTTCGGTGCTAAGGCTTGTTGATATTCCTTTTCAGTGTATACTGGCTTATGGTCGTAAATATATTTATCAGCAGCTTTTTTTGATGTGAATAGAGTGTTTAGATACCTGCTGTAATCATAATCCATAGGAAAACAAATAAGTGAGATACCGTAATTTTCACCCACATAAAAGTAGTCGTAATTATTAAAATTTTTCTCAGTAATTATAACGCCATCGGCTGTTGTGAATAGCATATCGACCAATACAGCTTTTTCAAGAGATATATATGTTAATACAGAGTCTTTTGAGTATATTTTTATGTCGGAAAAATTAGCAGATATCATAAATCTCTCAATAGCACAAACACTGTTATTACTGCTAACTATTTTATCCCCAAGAGTAAAATTAACACCATCAGATTCTCTGCGAACAGTTTTTATATGGAGATTTTTATTAACGAAATGAGCTAAATCGGCATAGCTGTATTCGTCTTTACCGTTAACGGTATACATACCATTCTTTTTTAAATAATATTCGCTGAAACCGTCAGCATATCGTAAAACCTTGAAAGATTTCTCAATCTCTTTCCAATTGTCTGTAAACATTATAAAATCTTCAAGTTTTAAACCTTTATATCCGACATATCCAACTACACCTAATTCAGGACTATTTGGGTATCTCTTTATTAATTCAAATCTACGCATATTTTTAATATTCGCTTTTTTTGCGAATAGCACGTTACCGCCATATGCTATTTTATCACGAGCCGAATTTTTCAATAGAATTGACCCACCCTCATAACTGATTTTATCTATCGTTAAAATTTTCTCTTCACACCAGATAAAGCTGTCGCCTATATGGAATTCAACGTTATCAGTGAGTCTTTTTACACTAAAAATTTCGTAATTGTCAGTGTCAAATAAAAAGGATTCAGCCTTATACCAATTATTATTCGCTGCGCATATATCGCCTGTGTGATATAATCCGTCTTTTTGAAGCGGAATAATACCTTTAGCCTGAATATCCCTGAATGCTGTTATTAATAAATCTTTCATATTGTATTTTTATTTAAAACTAATGAATGCGAATAGCCAATTATGATAATCCCATTTTCCAGAGTCCATCCCAACTGATTGCCAGACATAGCCCCCATCAGTAGAATATAAAACTGTTCCGCAATGATAAGCATGTTGAGCATAAACTTTTTGTATTTCTGTGACGTCGTATATTTTGAATTTTGCGCCTGTATTTCTTATTTCCGCCATTAGTAAGCTAAATTACGTATATATTCGCCATACCATCTTGAAAACATGAATGGTAGTATTTTGTGATCAGCAAATCCGTATAATCCACAGCTAAAAAAGTCATGAACCTCAATTACCGAAGTCCATCCGCCTTTTGTAATTGCAACATCTAATGTGTATGCTATGGGTGCTGACTTATAAGCATTAATCATACATTGAATTGAGTACACGTTGGGAAACTCGGTAAAACTTCCAGAATAATTTTGAAGCCCAACTAACTTACCATTGTATACAAATGCTCTCCATTCGCTCTCAATCTCGATAATATCAGATATTTGGTAGTTACCCATTGGTGCATGATCGCAAATCTCTGCGAATGACTTGATGTGGTCACTCGATTTTACAAATGACTTCTGAACAATGTCCAGTTCAGTACCGTTCTTCACATGCCTATGGGTAAATTCATGTGACATTAATTCAGCTGGTATATTTATAGGCTTAGGTCTACTACCTGAATATTTCTCAATGTAGTCGCTAACAAACTCAACAGTACCTATCGGCACAAAACCAGCTGGCATTGAGTTTTCAGTGAGCCTGTACGTCACTATTTTTTCGTCTGAAATCCAGTTTAGATACTCAATACTCTCAAGCAATGTGAAGGCAAAATCATGTATTACTCTGCCTTTATCTATTTGAATTAAAAATTTCATTATTTTCTGTATTTGATATCGCCAGACATAGTAGATACGCCACCGCCGATATTTTCGCATTTAACATCGCCAGACATAGTTTTAACACTGCCAGTAACATTACCAGTTATATCAACGTCGCCAGACATAGTAGACACTGTGTCCACATCACCAGTTATTTGTAGTGTATCGCAAGTATCCACATTCAATTTATCGATGTTACCGTCAACAACAATGTTGATTTTTTTTGAATCAGGTGTTACGTCAACGCCATCAATTATAACCTTTCCTTTGGAAATAACTATGTTGTTGCCACTATAACTCATATTATTTATTCTCATCATACTCATATTTTCTTAGTTATACGTAAATAATTATATAAGGTTACAATTAAAATGTGTTTATTAGCATATAAGTCAATATTAATTGTGCGTAATGTATAAACTGATCTAAGCCAATTACGCTAAAAAATGCTGGAAAGCCATAAAATTTTTCTTTCTTATGAAGCTTCGAAGTCCATCTACTTGTAATATAATCCACCATGAAATGCGTTTGAAATGTGATGCAGACAAATACCATTACTTGCTCAAGTCTAAAAAAGAATATACCTGCGAACAGCCACACAAGCGAATATATGCAAACATGTGTAAAAAGATGAAAATTGCTTGTACTTTTCTTCGTAGCCATTTCGAAAGTCTGACAAAGGAAATCCCCAACCCAATGTATGAAGATAATGATGATTATAATATATTCTACTCTCATGTTCTTAATATATATCCCCATTCCATTTGATTGATATGATCGGCAGTATGGTAAGATTTTTGTATTTTAATTTATCCTTATTCTCGATGATTTCTCGCATCGCAAGATCGTATGTATCGTGATTCGACGAAATCATCGGTTCATCGAGTTCTTCAAGTACATTGCGCACCAATTCTTTAACATAATAGCCATCTGGAACCATTTTTTGTAAAATGTTTGGCTGGGTAAGTTCGTAGATGATGTATTTCATAATTTAATTTGTTTTAATGCTGTTAATAAACCTGCTTCCATTGCTTCTTCATATGAATTGAAAAACGGCGTAGATTCAGATACCATATATGTTACACCGACTGGTATTTTTTGCACCTCGAAATACCAGTTTTCTTCGAATACATTTAAAGAAATATCAACTCGAACGTGTAAATTATATTTCTCTCTCAACCATCGTTGTAATAAACTTTGATTTGGTGCTGAACATATACGCCAGTTATTATTATCGGTATTCTGACTATTATAATTGCGCATAGCAGCATCTATAACTTCGCCCTTTTCAAATTGAATTTTTGTTGAATCATACTCAATGATATCTTTCTTAGCTATTTCATACCACTGATCACAATATTCGTCAAACCCAAGGTCTTTAGCGATTATAGCTGTTTCAGGCTTAATCCTCTCATTAATAATAGGCGTTCTCATGATTTTATTAAGTCATTAAAGTCTATTGAATTATCAGCCCTTGTTACAAGATTCCTTTGAATCAATTCGTTCAAGTCTTTACAATTCTTTTGCGTATTAAAGAACATAAATGATTTGAATTTCTCAATCCATATATCATGAATATTTGAGAGTTTAAACGTTCTTTCGTTGTGTGACATTGAGGTGTAATGACATTCAGGGTCTATAATTGCATGAATTTCACATCCTCTGTATCTAAGACCAAAACAAACCGTACTATATGGATTGTTAAATCTTTCAATCTTACCAAATGATGATAAGTCAATATAATACGGAAGAATAATGTCAAGATCACCTGCGTCTCTTTCTATAAGCTGATTATGCATTATTAATGCGAGTGAGCCTGTTAAAATCGCCATATCTTTTGTGAAATCGCTTATTTCGCTAAAAATGCTTAATTTCTGATTATTCAATGCGTTCTCCATTTATTTAATTTTCTTAGTTATACGTAAAGCCACGTAAAAGGTTACAATTACGTGGCTTTATTTTTACTGATTTTTCTTCGAACGTCTTGGAGCGGCTGTTGAATCCTTAATATTCAAAATAGGTTTTACCCTATGAAGAATTGTTGCGGTATCTTGAATCGCTTCTTCGATCATTTTAGAATCTTTGTAGGCAAAAACCGATTCATCAATAGTCGAATTACATACTGATGTTGAATAGATTCCTTTCATTGATTCTTCAACCATTTCAAGAGTGATCAATTCCTTAGCTTTCGATCTTGAATAGAGTCTACCTGCTCCGTGTGGCGCAGAGTTATTCCAGTCAGGATTTGATTTACCTTCGCAGATAAGCATACCATCCTTTTGATTAAAAGGAATAATCATTTTTTGACCCACATATGATGAAATAGAGCCTTTTCTGATGATGAAGTCATGAAAGTCGACATAGTTATGCACTGATGAAATAACTTCGTCAAAAGCCTTCACTTTCAAAATCTTTTGGATTATATCAAGTATAGTCTGACGATTCCATTCAGCATATTTTTGAGCAAAGATCATATCAAACAAATATCCTACGGACAATTCATCTGAAAGGTAATCACGATCAATACCCTTTTTATATTTCTCTCTTAATTCCTTCATCAACTGAGGTATTGTTGATCTATCCACAGTATTCTTAACCAAAGCATCGAATTCCGCAAGATATTCAGGTGAGGTATCATTTGACTGTGTTTTAGCTTGGTTCAGCCAGTACTCACATACCTTAACACCTAAGTTTCTTGAACCACAGTGAACTGTAATCCAGTTATCCTTTGACTCTTCGTCATACCCAAGTTCAATGAAGTGATTACCACCACCTAAAGTTCCGATTGACTTGAATAACTTCTCAGCATCCATACCAATAGTCTTTAGCTTAGTTTTCAGCCATTTCTCATTGTAAGAAGGCGCAACATAAGAAGTACCAAACTTTTCATTATACTTTTCAGCAAATTTGTTCGCTAATTCCTGTACTTCGGCATATGGAATCTTTTTCGACTTAGCACCCTCATGAACATTAAATCCCATAGGAACTAATTTCTTGATCTTTTCATCGATCATGGCTAAGTCTAATACGCCATTTGCTTTAAATCTGCCTGACAGCATTCCGCAGCCAATATCAACGCCACACCAGTTCGGATTCAAATACTGACCCAATTCCATAGTGAAACCGATACAGATACCTTTACCAATATGGGCATCTGGCATAATACGAACCTTTAAGCCTTTGGATACATATGAGTTAATGATTGGGTAGATTTGCTCGAATAAACCGTCCTCATAATTATCTAAATATAAAATAGCATCTGTGTGCTTTCCTTTTAAATCAAACATCTTGTAATTTTTAATTGTTTCTTAATTATACGTAAAGAAGATTAAAAGGTTACAAAATAAAATGACTTTATTGCTTTAATTTTGCAGGTGCTTTTATATCTTTCCAATATTTAATGACTGACTCATTATAAGCCCATCCATTACCGTTCCATGTTTCCCAATGTGTTTTACCATCTTTGCGGCAGATGAAATATTTGCCAGAAACTTTTGGTCGTGATTCTTTTATAAAAAAATCATATGGAATCCAGTTTGCATCATCTTGGTTAGCTTTAACAAGCTTTTCGATAGCCGCTTCTTTCATGAAGTCTAATACTTCGTCTGGTATTGTCTGATCAATCTCCCTGATCCTACAGTACGCATTGATTATATCCTTTTCTGTCATGGTTTTTAAATAAAATGAGTGCTACATGCAAATTGATCAAATTCGTATTTTTTCTTTTTTGTCTTTGTCATTATGAGTATTTTTTTATGAATTCAGCCTTTATTTCTAAGTCATCAGAATTTTGAGCGAAGTATGCTGCATTACACTCGATTTCAGATTTGAAAGCCGACCACCAGTTAAGCATTTCACAATTGTCACATCCGTCTGGATACTCTTCACTATAAACACCACCTACTTTACATGCTCTGATTGTCACAACAGGACACATTAATTTATCTGCCATTTTAATTTCGTGTATTTACGATTCTAAAATCATTATAATCAATAGATTCGAGTGCCTCTATTTGCCTCTTTAGTCTGAGTATTTCTATAAGCACTTCGGCTTTAAGACTTTGGATTGCCTCATTAATATCAGAACCGTACCCAGCTGTGGGTATATCTTCTCTAACAATATCGATAGTAGCTTCGAATGATTGCCACTTTTCTTTCTTATCATCATAGATTTTAATCGGCATCACGTTCTATTTTTAGTTTTTTTAGCATTTTTACTTGTCTCTCCATTTCTTTAAGCATTTCATCGAAGAATTTAGGTGATGAATACATTTGATTTCGTGTTCTTTCAGAGTATGCATTCATTTCGCACACAGTATTACCCATATGAACATATATAGTGCTATCATCCATATGTCTCGGTGCTTGAACCGTAACAAGATTTGCATGATACCCTAAGCCAAATGAACCCTCATTCCAGTCTTGTCTGGAATACACGCCAGAGCATGCATTATGTACTTTTTCTGCAAATTCTTTTGGAAATTTTGTGATCTGATCGCAGCCGTCATTATAAATTGTAATTGTGGTTAAATATCCCATAGTGTTTATTTTTTATCTATTATACGTAACACATTATTTTTTGTTACAAAAAAAGCTGGATATTTTTTAGATATCCAGCCATACTATGAAAGGGAGAAAGGGTGTTCTAATTAATTTCCGTTACCTGAGCCTCTGGCAATGTGATTATCTAACTTGGTCTCAATACGTTCCAATGTATTGACAATGGTAAAGATCGTTTCTTTATCTGTTTTTGTTTGCTGTAGATATCTAATATCCACCGTGTTTAATTCAATTTGTGTTGCAACCTTGCTGAATTCTTTACTAAAACTATATGTAAATGAAAACAGTGCAATTAAAATTGTCATAATTATACCAATTGCCCAAATCGGTACTTGCACATTTCTGTTAAGTCTGTCTACCATGATAATAATTCCGTTTACTATAAATACGGAAAATACCTGAAAACTTCCCTAAGCTATGTTATTTTTTGACAAACATTAAAGATATTAACATATATGTATAAATAACTCTGATGAATGTCAAAAAAAATAGTATTTACAGTGATTACAAATCGATGGATACTTCCGACCTAACGATAATTGTATCAGCAAGCATGACACCCTTACGTGAATTTGGCTTTTTACGTGTATGAAAAACATCGCAAAAAATTATGGCTTTATTATCCTTTCTTTTAAAATATTTTAGATACTTTCGGCACAATTCAAGAGTTTCAATCGCATGAATACCTGTCAGGTATAACTTTTTTGAGCCATCTTTGTTGTAATCCTCATAGCCTGATTTTTTATTGGCTACCAGCATGTCGCCAGAACGGAAAGATTTTTTCCTATCGTGAAATAAAAATTTATACGAGCCGTCTGATTGCTTCTCAACTATTTTATATGCTACGTCTATCATAAATCCATTGCATTTTCAAAATCACCTTTATCCGATTTACTTATGAATATATTTAAGGGTCTTATATTCAGAATAGAACCTATTAGTGACGGATACATGTGAGCTAATTTATCGCCGTTCATAATAGGTATGCGTTCAGGAACTTGATCCATGCATGTTATAACAAGATTCGATATGCTATAGTCATTATATACTTTATCGCATGATAAAGCATATTTAATTGTCTGTAAATCCAGAGGTGCTTTCCTAAAACTACCTTGAAATTCGCCTTGTACGTTGGTTTCAAGAGGATTCTCAGCAATGTATTGCACATCCATTCCCTCATTAATCATTTCACCATTACCATGACGAGTTTGATATGCACGTGTCATATAGTAAACGTTTGTTTCGCCAGTATGAACACCATATTTTTTCATGATCTCAAAAGCATTTTTCGACGTTGTATTGCATCTGGTTACATTTGGAAAGAAACCATAATCCTGATCAAGCATGATACCTTGGTTTCCTTCGAATATTAAATGTCCAAATTGCTTATCATATATAACATCATTAATGCGAGAAACAAACATATGCTCATTTACAACATATTTGCAATCAAGCTTAAAATTATTTATCAGTTTCTCAACATAACCATCAGGATATTCGACAAAAGTGCTTTTATGATATATCTCGGCAATATGTTTCAATTTAATATCAAGAATTTTAGGAAATTTCAAATCTCTGGCATATAGCTTGAAATGATCCTCATTACGCTGAATAGTCGAGCCAAACCCAACACCAACACTGCCATGACGATTCTTAGTCTCTGACATACGATTCTTTAATATGTCGTATGGTGTTGTAACCATCGCATTATCGTTAATATATAGTGTCGGAAATACACCCATCTTCTTTAATGCTTCGCCCTCTGACCGTATGGCTGATGGATTCATCGTGCAATACTCTGACCAGTATGTTGGCACATCACTAAGAGTCCCTGACCCAAAATTTGAAAAAACATGTCTAAGATCACCCTCGACAACGGTATGACCTACTTGGTGTCCAGAACTAAATCTAACCACCAATGGACGTTCATTTTTATGTACCTTACATAGAAAGTTTACCATACTTCCCTTACCTTCATCCCCGAATCCTAATCCGAGTACGACACTTGTTCTCATATTATATTATTTTACAGTTAATTAACAAGAATAGGATATTTTCCAGTATCTTCCATCATTTAATGGAAATAGTAGAAATCCTGAATAATCATCCTCACAGCAACCCACTGTTTGCCATACCATGTTGTGATATTCGCCGTCATCATCCTGACGCATATACCTTAATGATTTGGGGTTGTCTTTTTCGAGATAGAATTTATAACTCGGATATCCAGTATTAACATTGCTGGTTTCCACAACCTCAACATAGCCTACATGTTGCCAATACAATTCATCAAGATTCATATTATCTATGGAATAGTTTATATGATCTTTAACATAGTTGAGTTCAATTTGATTTATCTCATTCTGTTCTTTATCAAATTGAATGAGTGAATCGAAGCAAAGCATTTCATCAACGTATGCCTCAATATTATTATCGTCATCGTCATCGAGACGAATTTCGTTACCATAATTAATGTTGTAGCTAATGTGAAAATCAGTGCAGCCATCGGTGTCAACCCAAAAGATATTATCCATGTGAAATGTTTTCTTATTTATACGTAAAGAAATATAAAAGGTTACAAAAAAGGCGATAATAAATGAATATTATCGCCTTTTTATTTATTACCTTTTAATTAAAGTTCAATAACGCCTGTATCGGTCTTTGAAATAGAATCGCCTGATTTAGACAATACCATCAAAGCATTCGTTACACTTTTTGAAGTCGCTGCATCGAATTTACTTGTTACTTTTTCCATGTCAATACCATTCTGCATAGCAATGATGGTTGCAATAGTTTCGCAAATCGTGGTATAGTCTTCAAGAACGATAAAATTCTGTCCGATCATCTTTTTCCAGTAATTGAATACGAGAGTATCGTCTTTGTAACTGGTTTCATTCACATGAATATGGTAAACGTTATACATACGCTGTGCTTCTGCAAGCAACTGCTCGTCTGTAACATCGTCAGCTTGTGGATAACCCATGACCTTTTTCAAACCAGCGGTGTCAATCGAAGTGTGACTACGTTCGTCACCGATTGTGAATAAGAAACCTTTTACGCTTCTTTTCTCAAAGCAATCGATTGATGTGTGCCTTCCAGCAGCAAGCCAAGCTAATAGGTAACTCTCATGATTACCACCTCCGCCTCTACCTTCAAGGTACATTTTTGTGAGCCAGCTATCAATTAAAACTGTATCGGACTCAAATTGACCTAATTGAAGCGGTGAATTGTCGCTGATATGATCGCCAATTGCTCCGAATAGAACTTGTGGGTCTTTAATACCGTTGTCGATAATGGTGTTCATTAATCCACCAAGATTGTTTTTCACGATATTTTCGGGAACCATTCCCATGCTACCAGTAACGTCAAGAAAGACCATTACCGCTAAAGATTCGGGATGCTCGTCACTATCCCTTGATTCTCTGTTTTTGTCAATGAGAACCTTCGGAGTCATATCAACTGATTCTTTGCTTGAAAAAATCTCAGTTGCTGACTTATACTTTTTCGATGAACTAATGCTTCTGAAAGCATCATCTGACCAACTTCCGCCTCCCATTATGCTACTGGTTCAGGAGTTACGTCTGAAACTTCGCCAGCTACTGCTTCGTCTAATGTTTTTTCTACGAGAACAGCTTCTGCTGCATCGGCTTCCTCTTCGAAAGACTTAAATGTTGAATGATTTGGATTTCCCATGATAAAAATTATTAAATGTAAATATTAAAATGTTGTTTCTATGTTATACGTAAAAGAATGTAAAAGGTTACAACTTTCAGTGATTATTTTTCATTCTTTTTATAAATATCAGGATAAATATCGTCCAATGAATCGTGAGCATCTGTTTTATTAATCATATCCGCTTCTGACTCTGTTAATTCAAGTTCGAAGTTACAAACAATCAGCATATATAATCTACCTGAGTTAAATATTTCCGTAATATTATTAACGATGATCTTACCTCTGTTAATAATTAGTGTGCAACTGCCATCCTCACATAAATCACCAATGCTCACTATTTTTACTTTATCGTTTATTCTTGCAATCATAGCTTATAAATCTAAGTCAAAAAATTTGGGTGGAAAATGCTTCTTTAATAAGTCTCTATATTTCTGATAAAGATCAACGGAGCAATCATGTTTAATGATGAAGAAATTCAGGATATCTTTATTAACAGATTTGTCCGTTTTCAATTTCATGCCAGCAGCTGATTTATCGCCGAGCAAATATAAAGCAATCTTTTTAGCTAATTCGAGATCAATATCGCCAGTTGCGATTTTGTTCGTGAATAATGACGCTGGATACCACATCTTATACTTTGCCGAAACTGTTTTTGCCTTATTATTCAGTTTAGCCATGTGATAAAATGTTGTGCAAATTATACCATGATTTACAGGGACTACAAAGATCGAAGTGGGATTAAAGCCTAAATGAGCGTAACCCTGATCTTGAATATACATTGAAAGTTCGAACAAACGGCTGAATATCCAGTTAACATGTTCCTGTGGTAATTTTTGATTGGTAAGCGGAACAGCACGATTCAATAGATTTATCGTTAATTTATCTGCTGTTATGTCCATGCTTAATGGCATGTATTTCTGAAAATTAATTGAAGCTGCATCAGTTTTTTGTTTAAGGATGCGATAATTGCTGAACGATGCGGTGATTAGAGATTTATTCGCCGCATTTATCGGGTAAACAATCTTATCATCAAACACACGAAACTTACCAGCCTCATCTTCATACTCAACGCCATTCTCAATAATATCCTTATATATATTCATTATAGACATTGCCTCACCCGACTTAGGATGCTTACAAAAATCTGGATGAATCATTTTTGAATACGTGATGTATGCTTTCTTCCATTCACTACCTGTGAAAATATCTGACGATTTTTTCGATGCAAGAAGCTTATTAATAATTTCAATATCTGTCATTCGCTCGTATTATTTTTCTTACTTATACGAACTACTTTCTATTTTGTTACAAAAGTGTGCGACTAATTTGATAAAAAACAAATCCGTAAACTATCAACATTTTAGAGTTAATATTATTTTCTATTTAATGTGTAAAATAATATTTTTTTCTGATTAATATAGTATTTATTTTTAATACGTAATTAATTTAAAATGATATGCTGATACAATTAACTCAATCTTGGAACGATGTAGCTTCTGGAAAATCTGTAGATGTGGATGATACAACAGGTTTAATCCTGATTAATAGTGGCGTCGCAATTCTTTTGGACTTGAATAATGCTTCCGATATATATGCAAAAATGAGTCAGGGCTATTACGGAAATAAAATTATTGTCGGAATAGCCGAAGCATTTGCGCCTAATGGATTTTGTTTTGGCTCATTTACTTGTCGAACAGACGGCGTGATCATTGCAGCATTGAAAAAGAATGTCGCTTTAACGCCTATTGTCGCTGGCGCAGTTGGCGGAGAAGAGGTTCTTAAGACCGTTCCTCTTGTTTTAACAAATACCGAATGGCAACCATTCGCAAATAAAATTACAAGTATTCGGCTTACAGGCGCAGCTGACTCGATTACAGCTTGGTTAAAACCAATATAATGAAAATATTACATAATTCACCGTTTGTTTATTTTCATGAAAACTCGGACGGTAAAAAAAAACTCGTGACATGCCAAGAATAAAAACAGGAATAGGTATAAGACAGATATTTCAACAAGGGGCATTGTTGAAACTTCCGCAATGGCTGAAAGATAAGTTTCTGTTCTTAGGGGACTACTCTGCTATTTCGGGGGGAAAGATGCCAAATAAGGTGGGATCAGATTGGCTCACCGTTTCGGGAAGTGCAGGATTAGAAACTTTTCAATGTCCCAATACTGCACCCTACATTGCCGCTGATACTGATTTTATTTGGTTTAATACGAGTGCCACAAATCGGACAGTTACAACAGCCGAATTAATTGGATATGACTTGCAACGAACGCCCGTTAAGTATGACGATACAACTCCGTATCAGATAAGAATGATTGCTATCATCAAGTCGGGAGAAACATTTACACAACCTCAGTTAAATGACCTTTTTAAATGGTTTCAACTATCTATTTTTTGGAATAACTCTTTGAATGCAAATGGTCATGTAAAAGGAAATAGAATTGGCCAAAGCATATTTCCTATTGACGCTCCTGCAATTTTATCAGATGGCAATACGGTTGGATGGTATAGCTATAAAGATTTAAGCGGCACATCAATTTCATCGTGGCCAGATAAATCAGGTAATAATAATCACTTATTACAGACAGGCGCAGATTCGTTAAAGCCAGTATTAGACTCAGATGGGGTTTTATTTGACGGATTAAATGATTCTCTGTTTGGGGTATTAGGAATAACACAACCAGCAGAAATGATATATTTTGTCGGAAAAGTAATCACATGGTCATCATTAGATGTAATATTTGATGTATATCAAAATCCACATGGACAAGGAACATTTGAACTAAGAGATACAGCGCCTCAAACTTGTTTTTACACAAACGCTCAGCATTTAGTTAGTACGCAATTTGGATTAAATACATGGAGCATTTTGAGATTGTGCCTGAATGGATGGGATGGATTTTCTATTATCAATAATAATATTAAAGAAACGGCAATATATGGTGGTTCTAATATGACGGGATTCAGGTTAGGTTCACGCTACCTGGGTGATGATAGGTTTAGTAATATAAAAGTTAAAGGAATCATTATAAGAAAAATAAAGGATACTGATGGAAATCACCAATTAATTTATAACTATCTTAAATCAATCAATGGACTATGAGAAATAATGTAACAATAGGAATGACAGGTGATCAGTTTGTAAATTCATTGAATAGTGATTTAAATCATTATGAAACAGTCATTGATGGGGATTCTGAAATACCTATGACGCTTAACCCTACTATAATTTTTGCTTTAGATAACAAATTTAGTAATTGGACAGACTTTAATAATTCTGGCTTTGTTCAAAGGTTATACAGGGAATCATTTATTTATTCACTCATTAAATTGATGATTAATAAAAATGACACTTTTTTGCTTGAATCGAATACAAGGGTTACTGATGTTCAAAAAGTTGTATCTGAAAACATTACAGTTGAATTATCAGCACCTGGTTATATCGCTAAAAATGTAACTTTCAAACTTGTAAAGTCCACAACCGCCAATATGCGTAATAAATATCTATCGGTGCTTGCAATGGGGGATAGTTGGAGTGGTCAGAGCTATCAGGACTTTGGTTATTGGTTCAATATTGACCCTACGGCATGGGGAAAGGGTTATCATTACCCTGCTCTGATTGGAAAGATGATCGAGATGATCAATTTGGATATGACCGCTTACAGCGTCAATGACCCTAAGATAGGTTACAATATACTCGGTACTGTTCTACCTGCTACCAGAAAAGCAACATGGAGGGGGCAAACGAAAACATTTAATGCCGGTTGTGAAGGACGTGGCGGTTATACGGCTGCATCATATTTAAGACATTGCACTAATATACGTCCTACATCAACATCTTATGTGACAGGATGGTTTACTAAAGGTGCACAGGCATGGGATTCTTTGGGATTAGGTAAAAAAATAGTGTGGAATACTACGAGTGAAGCAAATGGCTATGATTCATACACAGGAACTGCTTATACAACCTATACCGGATCGGTTTCACAACTTGAATTAATCCGGTCAACACCTCATGGCTATTATCTTCCAGACTTAACGCAAGAACTTTGGAATGCCTTGAAATACAATAACATGGGCTATGTTTTAGGTTCTTCATATTCGATAGGTGAGAATGTAGCTGTCATGGCCGCAATGAAGGATTTAATCGAAGTCAATCCATTAAACCCTTTCTTTGATGTTGCCGTAGCAAGGTCAACGGGTACTTACGCCTTTTCAATTACAAAGTATATATCACGTTATCGTACGCTTGATGATTCAGGCGTAAGATTAACGCTGCAAAGTCCGACAGTGGGGACAAAAGTTACTGACGTTGCAGCCTATGATGTGAATACTCCGACAAACTTTGTAATTGAGGTAAGCGGAAATGATTTGAATGCTTTCGGACAAACGAGTGTTGCCGATAATGTCACTAAAGTACTGGCAGATATTCAGCAATTAGTCGCTAAGGCTAAGGCTGATTTACCAACCTCTTACATTGCTATTTTGCCACAGAGAGCGTTAGGAACACTATTTGATTATGACAATTTGGTTGGCTATAAATTACAGGCCGGCAATGCAAGAATAGCGTATTATCATGCTCTTATTGCGGCTTTGCTTGCAGTTTACAACGTTGAAGTAACCGATAGAGTTTCTTTACTTTCATCGTTTTTTACTTTGCCAGTCGGCGGCAGTACATCATATCCAACGATTGATCTAATGACGGGAAATAATGTTCGGGTAAATGCAGCAGATGCGGATCATCCCGATTTATTGGGGCTTTATTCACTTGCTTATGATGTGCTTTCTTGGGTGGCATATACAAAGTCACTTTAGTTCACATTTAGAGACTACATGAACTTTGTTACATTAATTTGTGACGGGTCAGGATCTATCACGAATTCTTGATAAATGTTGAGTTAACCCAATGCTAATAGCTTATATTGGAGAACAACGAGGTGCGTTTGAAAAAAAAATATGTTTTTATTATCATTTCAAATTAAATCCGTAACTTTGCAGCGAGAAATTACGGAGTTATATATTAATATATAATGAAGCCATAAGTGCTTTAGATACATTACTAACGGTTTTCGTAAGCCGCTCTACACTTATTATGGCTTTATTATTATAAATGAAATTACGAAATGAGCGTAGCTTTAAAAGTGGAAAAAGACCTATCGGGCAAACGGGACTACATTAACCGTTTAATACAAAATGAACCCAAAACTGGCGTACTTTTTGCGGATTTTGTTGCAGTGACTGCACTGCGGAAATCAAATAGAATGAGTGAAATGTATGTGAAGAACTACAATACCCTTATCCTACATCTCAACGCATTTTCGAAACAATACAACGCCAACATCTATACGAACTCTGTTGGAGAGGAGTTTCTTGAAGATTTTGTGACTTACCTTGAGGGGAATGATCTTCGTCAAAACTACATCTCAAATTTGCTGTCGCTTGTTAAATCGATGGCGGCTAAAGCGGCAAAATACGGCTATGCAGTTGATCCATCTTATGATGACGTTAGCATTAAGCTTGAAAACACTTTCTCGATTTTTCTGAGCATGAATAAAATCACGAGAATTTATTACTATATGGGATTGACTAAAAAGCAGGAGAAAATAAGAGATTTGTTTGTGGTTGGATGTTTGACAGCATTACGCTTTTCTGATTATTCCACCTTGACTACGGACAATTTCACAAAGGATTTTATCATAAAAATAGTCAAGAAAACAAAAACAAGGATTACTATTCCGATCCATGATTATGTGCGTGAAATTCTTAATAAATATAATGGAAATTTGTATTCGGGAGTTTCAATCCAATACTTTAATAGAAGCATAAAAAAGATTTGTAAACTAATTGGATTTAACGAGGATGTGAAATTTAATTATACGAAAGGCGGTAAATTGATTTATGAGACTAAGCAGGCATGGGAACTTATTTCAAGTCATACAGCTCGACGTAGTGCAGCCACGAACATGTACCAGACCGCAAGGATGGGAACATATGAGATTATGGCACTAACGGGACACACAACGGAGAAAAGCTTTTTTAGATATATTAAGACCAGCAGCGAAGACAAGGCAAAACAAATTGCAGGGGATAGCTATTTTAGGGGATAATAAAATTGCCAATCAGATTATATCCGATTGGCAATTTTTAATTAAAAGCTGTGTATTTAGTTAGTCAAAATTATCATCAAAGCTTTTGACTTCGAACCCAGATGCATTTTTATTAACAATAAAACCACTTTCTACCCATACATGATTTTATTTTACCTCTAATACAAAGTCTAATATTTGGATTTAATGCTCCTGTTTGACGTGCAGCTTCTGATACGGATTCAAAGATTTCATTTCGATCTGTCTTCACTGGCTTTCCTTTTGACTTATTATTTGCTCTGGTCTTTTCAAGCCATATTTTATTATCGGATAATTTAGACATTGCCGCTGAATGCGCCACTCTCCATTCTTTAGTATATCTTGCTTTATCGCCATTTATCTTAAAGAGATCGCTTCTTTGTGTAAGGTCTATACGCCTTTTTTCTCTAAGTTCTGGCGTATAAGATTTTTTTAAATTATTTGAGTGCTTTGCTTTTATCTCAGCAGTTTTAATTGTGTTACCACCACCAACATTATCAGTTAAATTAAAGCAGCTATCTCTACCTAATGGGATATATAGATCAATTCAGTATTTTTCTCTGGTCTTTATTTCAATATCGTCTAATAATTCTTCTATGACTATAAAATTAAATGTTTCCTCTCCATATTTATTCCATGCATTTTGGAGGTAACTATTCTCATGATAATTATGTCTCAATCTTTGTTTATGCTTTTTAAAACGCTTCTTAAAATCTACACATGTACTGCCAATATAAGTTACATCATTAGCAGTACATACTATTTTATAAATTCCTTTCACAATTTAAATAATTCTACTAATTGGGCTGTTGTTAATTCCATGCCCGATGCGTTTTTGTGCCCACCACCGCCCATTGATTTGGCAATAGCACTGACATCTAAATCACCTTGACTTCTAAGGCTGCAACTCCAATGTGTGCCTTTAAAAGTAAATGATAGCATTAAATCGTGTTCAGATGCGTTGAAAACACTTTGCATTGTATTCGAGTCAATGTAAGGAACATTCAAACAAAGTGCTCTATAACCTTTAAAACGACGAACAAATGAATTTGAAACACATAGTTTTGAGTCAACCACATTTTGGTAGCCAATTATGATTCTACCACTATTAATTATGCTATCAATAGCTTCGCCTTCATTGTAATCTATGACAAACTTTGGAAATGTCTCAAAGCTTGAACAAATTGATCTCATTCCATATTCAAATGGTAGAATGTAATGATTCCATTCATCAGAGCCATATCCACGCCAAGTATCATATTTTCCCAAGCATTCAATACCTATAGGCATGAATTCATTAGGAAAAATATATTCCCATGTTAATTCGCAAGCGGCTCTACCCACCTCAAGAATAGCATTAATATTATTATCAGTAGAATGATCAAAAACATTATAACTATCAATGCTCGATGCGTGATGATCTATCCATGTTAGCTTATTACGACTGGCAATGTTATACATGATATTCATAGGGAAACTAATATCAACAACTATGATTTCTTCGTCGATAAAGTCAAGAAATTTGATATGATCATCGCCATGATCATAGCCAATAAATTCAGCATCTGGATATTTTCTCTGTATAATTGCGGCACTACAGAAACCATCATTATCTTTTTTATGGTATACACAAATCATAAATTATTCTTTAATATCGTCTTTCGACATTAAAACTACGTCAAAAATGCCTTCATTTAAAATGCCTTTATATTGCTGCATAACAGTAAAATTACCGCCTGTATTACCAGCATCCGCCGATACTGTAAAATTATTACCATTGGCTGTATAGTTAATCCAAGGCAATGTTACAACTGGACTGAACGGATTCCAAATATACGGTGATGTATATGGAATCGTCGGATATGCTGGATAAACAGGATTAAAAATGTATTCAGTTGGTTTCTGGAATAATGAGAATTCTTTCCAGAGATCATTAGGAAGCATTACCACTAATGCTTCGAATAAATCAAAAGCATTTACGCTACCATCAATTTGGATGGTTTTTGCTACTGTGTCAAGTTTTAGAATCATGATAATTAAAATTTAAATGGATTTGACCCTCCAAATGGGTTCGATTTATTATTTTTCCCAAATATCTCGTCAAACATATTTAAAATGTCACTTTTTTCGTTACATTTTTTTATGATCATCGACTTGAAATCAGGATGCTTTTTCTTTAAAAACACTTCTAATGAGCATTGAGCTTCAAATTTGGTGGTTTTATTCTTTACGTTTATTTCGCCTTCTTTTATAACCCTACCGTCAGAGTTCAGAATAACGTATTCTATAGCGAAAATAATTGGAGTTGCCATTTTATTCTGCCGATTTTAAATTAAAAATCTTGCCTGACTCTATTACTCTGTTAAGCATGCATGTATCGTTATCGTTGTAAATGTCTCGCATTTGATAACTTACGTCTGTCGGCTTTACGATATCTTTCAGGTCGTATTTAAACTGTGTGATGTTTAAATTAAAAAGTGCTTCACCAAATCGTTGATTTGGATTTTGATCTAAGAATTCAGACACTATCTGAATAATTTTGGAGTGCGTATCTTTCATTTTATCTAATATTTTTAGAATCGAAAATAACATAATTTGTTGCTTCTCTGTTCCACCTGTCGCTGAACTTATTGCCGACAAAACCTATCCGATCTAAAAGCAGAGAAGCATTCTTTTCAGATCCTACAACATATGACAACCACTCATACACTTGTTTATTGGTAACTTCATCGGCATTATCGATAAAATCGTTTTGAAATTCTTCGATATCATCATCTTTTATAGTTCCGATTTTATCGAGTGCCCTTTTTATAAGCTCGCCCACACTTGGGTCAAACCTATCATCTAAGCTAAAATAATCTCCATTGGGAATTTTATAGCTACCAACAAATCCGCTTTTTAGAAAATACTGTTGAGCAACTTCCCTTGTGTCTGAAAAATTTAAACCCCAGCCACCAATACTTTTGCCGTCGCCTGTGCCTATTTTACTTGTATCGAAGACATCAAATTTGTTAGTACTTCCGTGAAAAACATCAATCATTTCGTTAATCAATTGTATCAGTTTGTTCATAACTTGCGTTTACTTTATTATACTTAGACATTAATTTTTTTAGATTCATAATATAATTCTGCATGTTAGCAGCATAGCCTCTTTTTTTTATAAATTCTAAATATGTGCCATTAACGAAATACTTATCTTGCCATCTTTTAAAATCAGCCACACTCGTTTGCCATGTGTCATATGTGTTATATTTACCGTTAGGCTTCTTGAAGCCAAATAGGTTGTTTTTATGCTGTATTTTATTTAGATGACCTGTTTCAAGTCTAACTTGCGCCATTACGATATTCTTATCTCTTACGCCCAGCCTGCACAATTCGTTGTAGACGTTCTCCAGAGTTAGAGTATTCTTTTCATCCGCCGATGATTTATTTGCTACGACAAATCCACTGAAAGGTAGAATCGTCATAAAAAATAAGGTTAACATTAATATTCTTTTTACCATATCTTTTTCTTGTTTATACGTACAAAAATTGTTTTTGTTACAATTATACATACTTATTTTTACAAAAAATGCTAAATATGGCTATTTATGTTAATTTGCATGACTGAAAAATCATGCGAAAACCCCGATTTGTGATGCTAATGCATGATATCTGCGACAAAAATAGTGTTTTTGGCTACTATATCGAATTATATGGGAAATAATTTGTGCATTAAATAGCACTTTCATATAACAATGTTGGCTATAAACAGCAAATGTTGCCAGAAAGTGCATTATATACCACTTTCTGGCAACATTTATTATAGATAAATCTTGTTGCTTGGATTATTAGGATTTAGATTTAGCAAAGCAATATCACTAAATTCGCCTTTTCGTCTGCTTTTTTTTGCACCGCCGTCATTACTATAGGTAGTGTGAATCCATTTGCATTTGCAAACGATATAGCCACTTGAATAAGATCAGCGAATTCAGTAACATCCTTATGACCAGATCGCTGTATTTCATCAAGTTCCTCATAAACCTTTAAAGCATAAAACTCATTCAATTCTTCCTGATTGGTTATGTGCTCGAATTCACTTTCTTTATAGTATTTAACTATTTTATCCCTTATGAGCTTTTTCATAAATTATAATTACTCGGAAAACAGTGATTAACTCTGAAAAATTCGTCATCAAGGTCTTCGAGAACCCTGTAGCACCTATTTTTTAAGATAGTATATGGGCGATGAATGTATTCATAATGCTCGTACCATAATTTTTTCACTTTAACAGGTTCTGAAACATATTCTTTACAGTATTTCTCTTCAATCGTGCTTTCGATACCAAATATTGGTCTTGAAAGTCTTCCCAGATAATCAAGCATAAGCACTGTTTCATCATACAGTGGCTCATGTGTGTAGTTATTAATTTTGCCGCTATTCTGTATTTCGACAAATCTTGTTCTTAGATTTTCAATCTTAGCTTCCGCATCGGTTAATTTAGCGGTGTGATCAGGTAATTCCAATTCGATATGTAAAAACAATTCTGGTTTACTCATATTAGGTTTATATAGTTGAACAATAGTTTTTAAATTCTTCCCATGATGGGCATTCTCCCTTATTTACATATAACTGAAATGATCTTTCAGAATCGTTAGGCTTATCATGGCTTAATAACCATTGTTTGTTAACGTTTTTTAAATAAGCCTCTTCATAAAGGTCTGATAAATTTATGAAGTCTTTGATTCCATCTGAATATTTCATTTCATAACCGATCATATATTTTGCGACATACTGAACGGCATTATACCAGTCCCTTATAAAATCGCCAGAGTCAAATGATTCGATTACATGTTTATCATATGCTTTGTTACTATCCTTACCAGTGAAAATGGGTATTGATAGATACATTATATCTCCGCCGTATATACCATATCGGACAGACATTGTCGCTTTTAATTTAGAACTCATAAACAGTTACATCGACTGTAATATTTGATTTGATCAATGTTTCGATTACATTCCAATCTCCACCTGCGAGACCTGCCCCGAATTTAGGACAATGTACTGTAAAGTTATTTTGAATAGCATACTCATTAACCTTTTTCAGTGCCTCATTGATTGCGTCGTACCTGATTGGCTTATCATTTGGCATGGCTTTAATACCATGTTGTCCAATCATATTTGCCACAGTAATATCTTTCTCAACGTTTACGAATTGAACTTCGCCAAGTTTAGCGTTTTTTAAAAGCCTAAACATCGCTTCTGGTTGTTTCCATCGTTTGCTAAGGGCAAGTACAAAACCTGCCCCCCATTTATTTTCATCGTTGGAGCAGTGTATTATTAATTTGTTGCCATGACCAATCGGTTTCGTGGCGTCACCTTTTACGTATTTGATCATCGTCCAAAAATTGAGGTCGGTAAGGAATATGGTAATGTATGTTCGTAATCGAAACAAATGTCAGGTTCTTCATTGTTGTCAATTAATGAAGGCGTATATGTGTTCATGTCGAATAATAAACGCTGAACCCTTCCCTTAACTGTATGCATGTTATTACTTACTATTTTTACAATCACATTATTGTTGACAGATACATGCCCATCCAAAGTGAAACATAAAGTTCCTTTAGGTAAAGTCCTAAAGGAACCAATTTGTGCTATTTCGTTTATCATTAATTATACGAATTTAATTTCCAATTGTTTACCAATTTGATCGGCATTATACTTTTCAATAAGATCGATAAAGTAGAACTGTGTCTCGATATTTAACGTCTCAATGTAATATTTATTTACCAGTGACTTGGCTTTATTAAGCGTTTCGCCAGCTACGCCTGTCATAATTGGAACTTCTGGATTAGCCGAAGCTAACTCAAAAAGTCGTTGTCTGATCTTGGCTTCGACAGACTTTAATTCTGTCGAAGCTGATTTATGGTCGATGCGGTAATCCGCTGCTGTTTTTCTTTTCTTGGACATTGTTTTTATTTAAGATCAATTAAGCGTGATTCGATAATTTTAAGCAAGTCAGCCAAAGGACGATCTTCTGCTTTTGTTGTTTTTGCTACGGCAATAGGATACTGATTAGCACGAATTTTATCTGCCATTTTATTAAGCTCACCCTGTTCGTAAGCGATATAATCGCTTTCGAAGTATGACTGTTGTATGGCGTTAATCTTTGAGTCTGTACGACTTACGATACTAATCGGAAAATACTCAGATACTCTCATTTTGCTCGTGTCTGAATTAGGTACAGCGACAACATGTGCTGGATTCACAAGGCATAGAAGAATTGTATCATCTGAACTTGCGAAGCTTTCAACGTACTTTGTACTTCCAACGTGCAATCCATAGCTACAATCCTGTTTAGGATCACCGTTACAGTCTTTACGTTCCATTTGCACAGGCTTTCCAAGGATAATCCTCATTTTGCCAGTGTGCTTGTCAGTATACACTGGTACATTGTCGACTTGTATTTCATCTGCTTGTTTCACAACCTCGACTTCTTGCTCTGCCACAGTAATGGTTGCGTTGCTCGTGTAAGGTGCTAACTCAAACATATCCTTAAGACACCCAAGTTCGGTAACATTCTTCTCGGCTAAGTTCCATTTAGCGAATGTCTTTGTTTCGGTTGCATGTGGCTTTCCGTCAGCATTGGTGACATAAACAGTATAGTTCTTTGGTGCACATTTCCATGTATTTTTCACCTTGTTGTATTCGGCGGCAATGAACTGTTCATCAACTGTTAATCCACTCTTCGATGCTGGCTTCACTGTGGTTTCTTTGCCCTTTTTTGCCTTTTTCTTAACAGGAGCAGCAACAGGGGTTGAACTTTTAGGATCAACATAAAGCTTGACAGCTTTATAAGCTAAGAAATAGCCGTAATTGGATAAAACCAAATTGAACTTGCTGATAAAATCAAACAATGACTTGCGAACTATTTCATCTGGATTGATCATCAAAAGTTTCCAGAAATTGATGATGGTTTCATATGGAAAATTGTTCTCGTTGTAATCCTTAACCACATCAAGAATAGCATCAGGCACTGGCGTGTTAAAGCCTTGAAGATAAATATTTCCATCAACAAGATCGCATTCAAAGCCAGCAATAATGACTTCCCGAACCTTGTTATTAAGAAATAAAAAAAGATTCTTAATGTTCAGGTCTGTCGGGTCAGCCTTGGTTTTTAAAACCATTTCGAAAATGCTTTTAGCTTCTTCGCTGGTAGCACAAATCTTCTTTTCCAAAATACCGTTAATCGATAGATTGATAATGTTTCCGATTTTAATTGCGTTAATTATGTTCATACTTAAATTGTATTAATTTACTTGTTATACGTTACAAAATATAAAAGGTTACAAAATAACTGATATTTATTTACAGTTTAATTACAGTTTTCATGAAGTCGGTGAATTCCTGATTGCTACCATAATTATAAGGGATATTGATAAATTTAAATACATGCTTGTATTTTGCGCAGATATCGTCTATATTATTAATAGTCTTAAAATGCTTTTCATGCCCAACAGGTACTTTATCTTTATCAATCTTGAAGTACCTTTCAAGTTTAAGTGTTTGAGTAGTCTTGAAAAGTTGCTTAACATTGTTAACACGAAGATAATCGGTTAATTCTGTCAAATCTTTACCTATTTCTGGAAAGATTTGTTTAAAATCTTCCGATCTGTAAAATGAGTCCAGTTCATTATACCTGTTAGCAATTTTACCTACAAAGAAACTGCGTTCCACAAGTTCTTTCTTACGATAAAAGAAACGATTATAGATATCATCCACATGACAGATATTCTTAAGCTGCTTAATTCTTCTCATGTTGGCTTTAGATACCATTAAGAACATGACCCTTGCCTTGCTATTATCAGAATAAAAACCTTCATGTCGACTGTATTTTCTTACAGCTTCTGATCTTGGTGAAAATAAATCCTCATAAGTATCGCAAGCATTTTTTAAATCAAGTACTTTATCAAAATCACCGTAAATAATTGTGCCTTTGAATTTAAGGAGTTGTGTGAACTTGAAAGTATACTTCTCAACATTATTATATCTGTATACCATTGTGATTGTAATATCTTCTTTGTCTGCTGTATAAGATTTCTCTCTCACAAATGTACTTGGAACAATAATATCATCATACGTTGATATTTTAGACTCAACAATTTCACGATATTCGTCAAGCATTTCACATATTGTCATGTATAGTGGCGTAAACATTATGTCTCTTGCGTCATCCTTATTAACAGTCATTAATTCGCTACGTTTAACATCAAAGATTTCTGCAAGGATATGCGCTGACTTAGCCAATGGATTTGGACTTACAAAATAATTTCTACTATTCATACTTTTTAAATAAGCATGCTTTAAAACTTTACGTTTGTAGAAACTATCAACTAAGAAAACATTGCCAAGGTCTAATTTATCGTAACTACCATCAAAAATGCTATCTTTCCAACTGTGACGTGATTCTTTTTTTCCATAAACCCCGATAGTATATAAATTATTAAACATCTTAACGTCATTAATTACTGGAACATCTGAATACTTAAAATTAGGTAATTCAATATCCTTGAATTTACACATGTTTGAAATGTTCATTTGAATATCGTTAGGAAAGTATAGCATACCAAACTCTTTTTTAAAATTAAAATAGTCTGGAAGCGATACAACAGTATCATATTGTTTTGCAATAAGCGCAACTATTTCAGCTTTGGCTTCTTTAAGCTTCTTAATAATAAGCTTAATAGTGTTCTCAGAATAATCAATTGCCTCACGTGACGTCACAACATTGATATCGCCAATTTCAAGCTTAATAGCAACAGGGAATCTGTATTCAGATGAATTAAGACCAAGAGTATCGTAATTGATAGGATATGCTACTTTACCTAAGCAGATATGCATATAATCTGAGTATGATGTACCTCTGTATAGAAAGCTTGTACCACGAACAATGTTGAATTCATTGGTGATTCCACTGTAATCATCAAACCCTTCAAAAACAATGCTGTCAAAGTAATATAATTGTTTTACGATCTCTGTTTTAAAGCGATACATATCTTTACTTAAGACAGGTATGCGAACTTCTGTACCGTTACCCTCTGTGCAATCTTCAACATGGAGTAAGTTGATAAGTGGTGTTTTAGGGCCTTCGTAAATACAGTATGTGTATTTTTTATGATCGAAAATAGTTGTAACAAAAAAGCTGTTATCCTGATCACTACTTCTATCACCAACTTGACGGTAATAAGCCAGTGGTGATTTTGAGCCTAATCCGAAGCCTCCGATTTGCGTATTATCACTTTGCTTTGTGCTTGTAAACAAAACATTGTAAACCTTTTTAATTCGTTCAGGCGACATTCCGATACCAAAGTCGATGAATGAAATGTAATCGATTTTTGTGTGAGCATCGACGCCTCTTTTAATTAAAATAGGCTTTGTAACATTCGCTTCGATGTGACTATCGAAACAGTTACTTGTAATTTCCCTAACAACACTACCAATTGGATTGGAGTACGTGTTCTTGGTAAACATTCTAAAGAAGATTTGAGCAGCATTGGCACTAACTCCCATTTCAGTGGTTGAGCTATCGTCAGTTGAGCTAATTTCGTCGCTATTAAGTGTTAAATCAAGAATCATAATGTAAAAATTTAAATTGTTTCTATGTTATACGTAAATGGTGAAAAAAGGTTACAGACTATTTAATTAATTTCGATGTGTAATGATCAATATCAGAGCCAAACATTGTTTTTGCACAATTAATGCCAATATTAAAACGTCCTTGCGATTGCTCAACTGTGTTGATTTCGTCCTCTGTGATCTCATTGGGTAAGCATGTGCCAGCGAATGTAACATGAACAGCTAAAGGATTTTTACCTGTCTTTTTTCCGCAAAATTCGCAACAGTCTGTTTGAACATCATCAGGTCGCTTCGGATTGCTCCAAATATTATACTTCCGAGAATACTGTAATACAGCTAATAATTCTAATGGCGTTTTCATATGATTAATTTTTTACTGGCAGTCTCCAAGCTGATGATGAACGTAAAAATGTTGGATTACTCTCTAATTTAAGCTTCTTAATTATTTCAAGTGCTTGAATCTGTGATATGTCTGTCTTAATGGCTGTGTTTTGGGAATCTTTTCGAACATATTTAACAAGTCTGAATGTGTCATCATGTTGAAGAATAACCCATAAATGATTCCAGTCTTTACACACAAGATCGACATTAACCTGATTATCACCAGTGATCTGAAATTCTCCGACAAGATATTTAAATTCTTTTTCCATAATAATGAATTGTTTTCTTCATTATACGTAAACGAAAAAAAAAGGTTACAAACTAATGTAACCTTTTTAATATATGAATATCTGATTATCTGTAACCCATTTCTCGCATGGCTTTCTCAACCTCTGTTCGTACTCGTTGAATTGTTATAGCCTTATTTTGCGGATTATATCCTAAAGTTCCAAACCATACTTTAAAAGCTTGCGGAAATTCAGTTGATGTGTTAATACGTCCGCTTGCCTTACTAACAGAACCAGCATTTGCAGTGGCTCTTTGTAATGATTGTACGTCAGATGCTAATGGCTTTTGTTGTGCTGTTTGTACAGATGCTTGCGGTGGTGTTCCAGCTATTTGTTCATTAGTACTTTGAGGATGATTACCGATTTCGTCAGGAACAGGTGTTGAACCACCAGCCATTGATGATGGTGGTGGCGTTGCCGATGACGGATTGCATGTATCAAGTATTTCATTGATTCTCTTAGCTATGTGAGATATTTCTCTTTTTGTATCTTGTTTCATTACAAACTGTTTTTAATTAAAAAACTTAAGTACACCAGTATTGTATAATAGGGCTTCTGTTTGGCGTCTGAAAGTTAAACCCCTATAAGCAACGCCAGCACTTTTATTCCACATTCCAAAACATACTTCAATTGAAGGTGTTGATACGATCTGTTTTATTCTTTTTAATAATGTAGACCCTTTCAATGCACCAAACCCGACGTTAAAACTAAATGAGACCAAAGCATCAAACTGTCCTTGTGTTAATGTTAATTCAAGTGAATTAACATTATTTTCGAATTTGTTACAGTCCTCAGCAAGGTATTGTTCAGCTTGTTGTATAGTAATTGTTCCATATTGTGGAAAGTATTTATCCACATCTGCAAGAGTTTTTACATATCCGCCTTGTGGTTTAATTAAAACTCTACCATAGCCGATAGTCATATATCCGCTACAATCAGGTTTTGGTTGTAACCCTATTTTTGATAGGTCACCATCATTAATACTTTCATAATGTTTTATGAGATCAATTCCGTTTTGGCTTATTTTCTGGTTCATAGTATTATTTTCACATAAATACTATGAAATAAACTTTAGTCCTTCGATGTGCTTTTCACTAATTTGGAGATTTTCTCATAATTCCTCTTCATTCTCTCTTTTACCTCATTGGAAAGCTGCGTAGGATTTTCATGATTAGAGATAAACCTACGAGCATCTTCGCCATATAATATAGGCGTTTCTTTAATTGGTCGGCTCATTTTCAGGCAATAGCTTGATATAACTTACTGTTTCAAGTATATGTTGACTTGATTTAGCTACAAGTGCTTGTGCATCATCCATTTGACCTAAAGCGAACATGTATTGGAGTGTCACTTCCATGTAAATTTCCTGCATATTAAGAGTTTATAAATTTAATTATGTCTCTTAATTCGCAACGGTACTCATGAAGCCTTTTTATATCTTCCACATAAATATCTTCAAAACTGTAACCGCCTTCATGATGTTCATTGCGCAATTCTCTTAATTTTGAATTCTCAGAGTTAATAGTAGCGATTAACTCACAATACCTATCGATTTTATCGTATCTCATATTTTTAATTTAAAGTGATAGCTCTGTCCCATCATATAATGTTATTGAGCAATGTCCTAATTTACGTAATGCTTGGCATTGTCTATTCGTAGGGTATTTGTTAATACTTTCCTTATAAGAACCTGAGCCAACAGCAATCCATCCTAATCTTGTTAAAACGTCATCAGGGTAATTTATTTCTGGGTATAAACTTCGAGCAATATCGAAATGAAAAGAGCAAACCTGATAAGCATCTTCAAGTGTTCCGCTGTAATAGTGAGACTTACCATTACGATCAATCCAGAATTCATTTACAATTCTTTCAAGAACATATTCTTTATCAATATCTTTCAACCTATTAGCTCCAATACTGTACGTGGCTTACAAATCATTGTATCGCCATTTTCGAAAGTGATTTCGTAATTCTTATTCGGTAGCTTTGTTTTTTCAGCTACCGCCATATTCGTACCAAACTTTTTAACATAAATGGTACTATTCAATTTCAATTCTTCTATTGTTACTTCGTGCATAATTAATTTTCTTTTGGTTTTTGTGCTGTCTGAACCTCATTAACTGTTATTGAGGTAGTTTGCCTTATCGATTCAATCGCTTTGTTGAAATTGGTGTTTACGCACCAATCAAAGCCTATTTCAGAGTTTAAATCGTAGCTAACATTATGGTTCACGTCGAAACCATTATCTTTTAGAAAGCTTTTAATTAAAAATAGCAGGTGTGACTTTCCTGAGCCAGCAGCACCAGCGACTGTGACTGTTAATTTTTTCTTTTCCATAATTATTTTTTTAATCGTTCTTGTACTGTATGTTGATTCTTAGTGTTTTTCGCACCTTTTTTATTTTTTATGATCACACATAAGCTCATCACCTCAAATTTAATCCCATCTACTTCAAGTTTTCCAAATACTTTTACCATTGAGACATAAATTGTTCTACTTTCCCATTCTGTAATATCAGAAACAGCTGGCACAGCATCGCCATTGTATCGTCCGATTACCTTATTATAGGGTAGATCACCAACATATACATTAATGGTTTCAATCATGCCCTCAGTGTAATCACGTAATTCTGTTTTCCATATGTATGAAGTGTAACCATCGGTATCTATTTCGACCTTCTCATACATTCCGTACTTCTCGGATAATATCTGCTGTAATGGTTTTTCAATAGCAACAACAGATTTAATTGCTAAAAACATGATAATGGTGACCAAAAGTAATTTTAATTTCATGGCTTTTATTTTCTTATACGTACTAAAAAGAAAAAGGTTACAACAATTTATTTAAAAGTATCATGGGTTGTCTCATTTCTTATTATTGCCACTATAAAACACTTTAGATATGTCATAGATTCATTATCATACTTTTCCATGAATTCATCGACCATCGATAGATAATCCTTTCGCACTAAAGATAGCACATAATCTCTAAATTTGGTGTCTTTTATTTGCCGAGTATTCCGTATTCCGATATGGAATCTGTTGACGAAACTTGTGATATAAATCCTCTGATTATCATTCATTTTCGCTAAATTATCCGTTAGCTGAATAATCATAGGATATTTGGTGACAGAGCCTAATGTTGTGTAGTTCATAATTATTTTGGTGCTACAATTAATAGTACATCAATACGATCAGGCTTATTTTTACCTATTTCGCTGCAAATACAGGATAATGAGATTATAGGCGTTTCGTGATACCAGTAGTATGAGAAATATTTCGAAGGTATCGTACCGTTTTTATAAACAGTGGATTTGAATGACGAATGTTTGCCAACTCGACGGCTTATTTCATCGACCATTGTTAATAAGAACTCAAATGACTCTGGTTTCCATTTATAAGCAGTCATGCCTTCTGGCGATATGTTCGTTTCAAGCGGCTGTCCCATAGCGATAAACATTACATCGCCTATTGCCATTTCCGATGCGGCTGTTTTTTTATACTCCTTTGCCATTGCATTATAATCTAATGACGGTTCAGCACCCAATGCGTTTATGGCAAATTGATCATCTTTAATTTCTTTCGATTTTAAAACAGATGTTCTAAGCCAGTCAAATATTCCTTTCATATTTTTATTAATTTTCGTAAACTATTTCTGCTCCGTAATACGTTGCAATGTTTGAAATGAATTCATCTGTCGGATTTTTCAATTTTTCTTTTAACTTAACCATATCCACACCAGTTGATTTATCCTTTTTAATGCTGTCCATGATATTCATAATGGTTTCAGCTTTATTAATCTCTCTCATATTTAAATTATTTTAATTACTCTTCCATAGACTTGTTTAGTCCATCCGTTAATATTACCTTTATTATTCCCGATTAGCGCACCTTTATCAGTGCTCACAGCTTTTACCAAATGTGTGTAAAAATTACCTTTAACCTTGCAATAAACAATATCGCCACGAGCAAGCTCGTCAAGTTTTACAGGTGCTAATACATGATCTTGCCCTGATTTAATAAGAGGCATCATCGAATTACCCTTCTCACTTGTAGTGAATGTTTCGCCTTTTAATAGCCTTTCTAATTTTTGATTCATATCCTCTTATACGTAACGAAATTGCATTTGTTACAGATTTTGATACAAATTATTCTGATTGAAATATATGACAGGGTTTACATCGCTATGATACAGTGACTTGGAAATTCCAATCATATCGTCAGAGTCTATAGCTGCTTTGATAGCTGTTGGAAATAAGTCGTTAGACTCCATTAAATGCTCAAAGGTATGCATTACGCTATATAGGTTGCACTCAAATGTATCGGATAAAATCATACCAGTATAAAAACCCTTTAAACCGTACCTATGAACAAATAAGTCAGCGTTACACCAGATACATACGCATTGTTTATTCCTTAAGAATTGAACGAATGTCGAATCGATCATGAGTCTCATTTGCGCATATAAACCATCAGGACTGCCATGACCAAGCATAACGATACGGTCATGTGCCATTATTTGCATTTTTAGCTGTCTTTTAGATACTCTTACGTCATTTATAACTGTCCAATCCTTATCCATGTAGATAACCTTTAAAAAGTCTGTAGACCGATCTGATGGATGTATTACTAATGTTTTCATGTAAATATTTTCTAAGTTATACGTAATAAAGTTGAAAAGGTTACAAAAGAAAAAACCTTCCAAGTGTGCATCGTGGAGAGGCATGGAAGGTGTATTAATACTTTAATCGGAAGAAGAATTTTTTATACTTCTCGGTATCTGGATTTTCCAGATTTTTATGAACCGCCTCTTCCTTTATGCAGAGCTAAAGGGAGTCGAACCCAAAGGCTAAAATAAGCAAATGCGCATTTGCTATTTTTATTTATGATTACAGATTGGTTAAATGGAAACATTAGCTAAATGTAATCCATTTGATAACTCCGTTCTGCATCATTGCCATCCTATAAATAGGTACAACAGTTCCCCTGCTGCATAGCTCTATGATTGTCAGTTGCTAAAACTATAGTGTGAACCTCACTGACTATGTTACTACTAATGCTCGTTCCTTTCGGAGAATACTGCATTGTGTCGAAAAAGGGACTCGAACCCCTGACCCCCTACACGTTACGTAAACGTAGACCGATGCTGGTGCTCTAAACCAACTGAGCTACTTCGACTGGTCGAGCATTTTTTCAATCTCTCTTTGGCTACCTCGATCTCCAAAGTTCATTCGGTTATGACCCGACCTGTGGCAGAAATTGGACTCGAACCAATAAATTCAGAGCGATAAGTCCCTGATTATATCAAACATTTAGGGTTTGCCTTATCGTTAAACGTCGCCCATAGTTCTGATATAGCGTTTACCAATTCCGCTATTCTGCCATTATTTACAAAAAATAGTCAACTACTCAAAAATTTCGATGATCATCTTTCAATCGAAAACCTTATTCCTGATACTTCATCAACTATTCCCCGAATCCCAAGTGATCAAACTCGCTGATTCTGTTATCTTCATTTTATACTATTGATTCTCGCTTCAAGCGAATCTTTAATTAACGGTAGATAAAAATTATATGTCCCACCTTTAAATTCCTTTTTTATTGTTCCATTTTTGCCATCAATAACACCTTGAAGATATGCCGCATTTTGCGCCTCTTTCATTGTTATGTTAATTGCATTCGTAACAGCAATACGGTTCTCATTGAGAGCAAGCGTATATCTATTATGGCTGTCAACAACGTTGTAAACTGAATACAATCCAATTGCTAATAATAGCGAAAGTATTGTAATTATTGTTGTTGTTTTAATCGTTTTCACTTTTTTCAAAATCATGTGTAAAATTTATAAAATCCAATCAACTCCTAATTTTTGCATTCGTTCTCCGAACACTTTTTTTGCGGCATTTTGCTCACGTTGTAGTCCTTTACTGCTACAGCCGTCGTATAGATCGCCGCTTTCCATACTTAAAATTTCATCAAATAAATCCTGTGTTGTGAATTTATCAAAATCCTCATGTGTGCGTCCCATATAAATATGCGATTATTCAAATATTATCAGCTAATTCAGCAAGAATGTCGCCGTGACATGATAATGGTTTACACCAGCATCCTAATGTTTTACCCTTTAATTCGTGTAAGTCAGCCATAAGATAGTTTCCTTCACCATTTACAACCCAATCACGAAAAGCCTCAATAGATTCTTCTCTGGTTTCGACTGTATATTTCGCTTGCGTAGAGCCTTTTAAATGCGTGAATGGATTTCCCCATTTGCTTGGTCTGCCAATATAAATGTCATATGGTTCTTTTTTACAGTGAACAACACGACAACGTGCTTCTTTTGCTTCTAACATAATTCTAAAGTTTTTAAATAAAAAAAGATTTGCGATGATCGGATTTTCGCCGACAAGCTGACTTATGCAGTGGTTTACACCTGTCCTCGATTTATAAGACCGAGTTGTAGGATTTTGTCGTCTCTTGGTATACCACAAACCAAAATAGTTCTATTATCGCTCTTAGCATTCGAACCACATCGCAAACCTTTTAAAGAACATTTCTGGTCTAACTTACCAAGTCATAATTTGGCTAACCTACCCTCTGGCAGTGCCTGAACTCTCCACAAATAACGATCTGGTATTGATCTTCAACATCCACTGCTCACACTTTCATGTGAAATATATGCCTTGTTGCTATTTGCTTTAAGCAGAACTGAACTTATTTTTAATAATGTAAAAATGATTGAAGATTATTTTACTCACCCATAATAACTACGTATTCATCATGGACTAATGTTGCCTGAACTACTTGGAATACATGCATATACCCACATCGCCTTCTACTTGTACTACTTCAATCATTCTATGATAATTCTGTTGAGTTTTAGAGATTATAATCTTTATCGCCTTAGATATCTCGGCGTTTTAGACTTGGCAATCAATAACTTTTGAAAGTATGCATACCCTCTAAAGCCCTCATGGTGGACAGTGTAGGGAATCGAACCCCTTTATCAATATTATCATAAAGAATTATCGATATTCTTATACTTTCACATTGAAAACTCTCCGACAACGTTTTTTATCTGCATGCGATTTGAAAACATTGTTGACTGAATCACGCCCATATTTTATTTTCTTTTTCGTTTGGAATGAGCTTTAGCACACGAAGCTTTATGTTTTGCATCGCTACGTACTTTTGCTGAGCTTCTTTTATCCCAAATGCTATCTTTTTCTTCTGGTAAACTTAACATGATTATTATTGTTTCTATGTTATACGTAACAACTTTAAAAAGGTTACAAAAATAACACATTATTTTGTAAAAAAAATAGGGTTGCCCCGTTGATGGTCTGCTGATACAACAAATTTTTCAGAGCTTCGAACTCCTATGAAATGTCAACAACAGCGTGATTCTTTTCGATTTACCCAGATTTCAACGTCATAATGTTCATGGTTAGTGACACACTATACTACTTCGAATCATACCATTTACCAGATGGATTTTTACTTTAGATTTCTCTATCAACATCCTGTTAAATCAGGATTATTATGTGATGTGAACTGTATCAAATTGACAATCGGCGATAAGTCTATGCGTGACATACATAGATGCCTTTATGATACTACGCCTGTTTTTAATTCACAATGTTTTAAACTTTTCCGTCCATTGCAGGGAAATAACCGTAAACGACCTATACGCAAAGTTCATCACAATGTTGTTCGTCAGCCATCGCTTACACCAATTATCCTTTACACAATTAACGATATCTGCATACATCTACACTCACGTAACATTTAATACGATCTTATGCTAATTGCTTCAAGCAGAAAAGTTTATACTATGGATTTTGAGAGATATGCACTTAGTCCGTCCATTATTCAATCGGGAGTCTGATCAAGTTGATTTTATTACACATCATTACTTGCCATCGACTTTATGAGCCATCGCTCAGCTTTCTCTATCCTCATTACTTCGGGTAATATCCATAACATTTAAATATTTTCAAAGAACGTATTTATTGTAGACTCATGTCTAAGTGGGAGTGTAGAGGATTCAAACCTCTGACCTGTATTTCTACCGCTCTATCAAACTGAGCTAAAACTCCCATATTCTTTATCACTTATACGTTGCAACTTAAAAAAGGTTACAAATATTTGCGATTTTTTTAATTATTTAAATAAGGCTTAAAACTCCTTGGCAATACCACCGTTGCGCCTTGTGGCAAATCGCCCACATTACAAAACCTATAATTGAATTTTACCATAGCTGCATTGTATTCGGCTGATAGATCGTTATAGCTTGCCTTTAAGCCAAGATATTCAGATTGCCATACATTCCACTGTTCCCTGTCATCACGTGCCCATGACTTTCTTTTCGTACTGTCAGCACCATATGTTGATTTCAGTTCTTTGAATCGGGTATCGTATGTTCCGAGTGTGGCAATTTTCTGATCGCACTGCGATGCAGCATCCTTAAACCACTCATATTTCTTCAAGAGCACTTCTGGCTTAAACTGCTCGTAAGCTGTCTTGAAGCCATTGTCAACCATTTTATTGGCAGTGCTGCAAGTTTTAAAGATAATGTTCACGAAGAACAGACCGACAAGGATTAATAATCCCCATAAAATGATTTTTCTCATATTAGTTACTTGAATTAGTTTCGAGGTTTAATGTGATCGATTTAACGGCAATTGGCTGATTACTGATATGTAGAATCATTCCGCCAGTAATGTACTGCTGATGATAGATGTTTTTAGAATCCCACCAATAAATGTATTCAATACTATTACCATATGTTCCATCATCCTGAATAAGGTCTGGATTATACCATTGTCCTGAACTTTGACCTGCTGTATATGCTAATGATGTTGGGTTTAGTCTTTTACCGCTTGAAGTTACTTTGCTTTTTACCGTTGAGTAAAGAATAACCTGACCAGAATAAGCCGAAATTATGTATAAATGCTTAATACTTCCAGGCGTGTTGTCTTCGATAAGTCGCTGTTGCACATGAACTTGCTCGGTTGTGTTACCATTTAAGTCGGTTTTAACGGTGACGGTAGCCTTTTTCACACCACTCTGGGAGACTGTTTCTTTTTGCTCTGTCTCAACGCAACTTGAAGCCATTAACATAATTCCCATAATGGCGATCATAAAAAATCCTAAAAATTTACTTTTCATTGTTATAATTATTAATTGTTATTAAATTGTTTCTATGTTATACGTAATTGAAATAAAAAGGTTACAAAAATAAATGAATTATTTTAAATTTAATCTTCTTTTAATCGCCAGATCAACTTCTCGCTCAATTCTGTTATCGAGAATTCTGTCAGTCAATTCCTGTTCAATATAAGCTGCTTTATCTTTAATCAGCTGATCAATACCATTAGCTGACATATATTCGTTGAAAGATTCACGAACAATACTTCTGAATTGATGATCGATTTCAGATGCGAAAAGTTCTTTAGCTTTTGGTGTTAAAGTGACATCACTCCTATAACCTGTCGGATTCGTCACCAATGTGTTCATGATTTCAGTCTTAATACCTTCCGTAACTTTACTGTTAGCAATGGCATTGATATGTTTTTTCATGAAGTTTTC